AGAAGGTAATTTAAGTGTCTTATTTGCACTACCATCAACACTTACCGCCGTTCCGGTATTTGTTCCGTCTGAATCCTGAATACTAATATTTCGTGCTGTAGTCCACTTCGCAGCACTTGAAGCCGTAGCAGCGTTTCCACTACATGAAGCTGAATCTCCGGTAATATTTCCTTCAACCTTACCATCAGAATTTCTAATAACAGCTTTACCTGATTTAGCAGCTACACTTCCAAAATACTCTGCAAAATTAATAGCATCAGTTCCAAAAGCTCCACCGGCTGTAAAGGTTTCATTTGGAACATAGAACATTTTACCACCGTTAGTAGTTCCACCTGAAATATTAAAAATCTTACCTTTTAATTTATTTGGAGTGTTATAAGCTGTAACTCTTACCCATGAAGAGTTAGTAGAAACATAATAAATACCATTTTGTTTAGCATCTGTCTGATTTTTTACAAGAACATACTGATTATTCTGTAGTGTTACGCCATCTACAGTTTGTGAACCTGATAAAGTAATATTTTCAGTTGTAGCTACAATAATACTTACATAATCAATTACAAATCTTTCATTTGATAACGTTTTATTGATATATACATAATTTCCGTCTACAGTTGTTTCAAGATTAGTAACTCTATTAGCAAGAGCATTAAGAGAAGTTGTAATAGCATCAGTTACGGCCTTTGTAACAATATCATTTGCCGAAGATGCTGAATAACCATTTGTTGTAAGTTTTCCGGCACTATTGATAGTTAAGGCTGTTCTTCCATCAATTTTAATATATGCATTTCCAGAGCCATCAGCCTCGATTGTAATAGGTTTTATCAACCCCTCTGGATAAAGAGCAACATCGGAGATTGAGAGTTTACCATAAAAATTAAAACTTCCATATTTCATATAAGCATTGTAAATAGAAGTTATACATGTAACGACTTTTGTAACTGCATCATAAATTGAATCAGATGCAGATATATCTTCTGTTGGTAATGATGTATTACCACCTACCGGCAATACATTGCCATTAATCTGTTTGGCACCTGTTCCAATATCAAGAGAATCAGTGTTAATTACATTATCTTTATGTGTTCCATCAGCATTATGCTGAACACGGAAACGTTCATTAATATCAGTAATATAACCAATATTGTAAGTAATTGCTTTCTGAGTAGTCCATCCGGTATTATTTACACCGGCAATATCAGCCGTAATATTTAAAATATCAGATGCAATAATAGAAGATGCACCGGCACGAATTTGTACTTCGGCTAACTTTACCCATCCTTCATCAACTTCTGGAGCTGTACTAGAGCCATCTGTACCCTTTTTAACTCTATAGATAGGTTTCATTAATTTTTTTGTATCTACATACTGATATGTTTTTGTATCTGTTTCAGGATCATTAAAAGCACGCTGCTGATTGTCATAAGATTCCCAATCACCCTGTACTTCAAGTATATCTCTACGACCGGAAGAAGATCCCTCAAATCCAATCGTTTCATCTGTAGCTTCTGTTCGGCCAAAAGGAATACCGGTAGACTTACATACACCGTAAATTGGTGACACTCTTACATTCATTCCGGTATCAGGTAAAACTTTTCCATTAATAACGAAGTCCTGGTTAGATTCCAAAATCATCTGAGTAGCTTTAGAAACGTTTTCTACAATCTGCTCAAAGGCAAATTCAAAGTCATTTGCCTTTACGATTTCATTATCCATTACATGAGTGGTTTTAAAAGTTGAATCCTGAACTGACATTTTGTTTCCTCCCAAAAGCAAAAAAAAGCCGGAATCCCTGTTTATAAGGAATTCCGGCTGCTAATCTCTTAACATACCAATAAATTAATTTTCTATATTATAACATATCTTATGAAAAATTGGCAAGATTTAAGCATCTTTAATTACAATATCAAGGTATGCTTTTACACCCTGAGCTCTTAGATAATCAAGTAAATCCTCATAAACATCTTTTGCAAAACCTACAGCAACACCTGATAAGAATGATTTATCAAAATAACCATAATTATTATATCGAGGTAAAGGTGGAGTAGATTCTTGTGTTTCAATATTCGGATCCGCATCACCGGCAGCTAATCCAAAGGCACTTTCAGCAGTATCACCTTCAAAATGTGCAATTACTGTAAAACTACCGTAAGGCTGTTTTGCAAATAACCTGAAATAATCAATATATGTTTTTGTATCTACATAACTAAAAGTAATAGTAATACTAGTTGCATTATTAGCTGTTATAAAGAATAAACTTTCGTTATTCCAGGTATCAACTGATGAAAAACTGTTATTAACAGCAGAACTATTCCAAGATTTTGTAGCAAAATTCCAATATTTATTGTTATTATCTTTTATTTGAACATTTACTTTTCCTTTAAGGAAGAAATGCAAGAAATAAGTTGTTGATGCATTTATATTTATACTCTGACTTGCTGCTGCTCCAGATTGATTCAAGAGTATTCCATAGGCCTTAGAAAATCTTGCCTCAGCAGATGCACTACAATTATTTAAGGTCCATGCAATAGGTGTATCAGTTTCAATATCTCCATCAACAATTAAGTTTGCTAAAGAAGGTGATGGATCATCTATTTTATTAGTATTTTCAACTACATAAATTACAGCATGTGGAAAATACTGTCTAAATACGTTTTTAACATCATAAACAGTTCCCCATCGTGTATCGTGGTTTCTTACAAAAATAGCCTTGAACCTGTTTTTTAATGAATTTTCTGATTCATCAGCATATCTTTCGAGAAAAGAAAAGAATTTGACTGTTTTTTCAAGCATAACACCTGATTGTTGGTATATATCAGGTGTAGAGAGCCATTCTCGCATATATGTAATTAGATCTAATAACTGTCTTTGTATAGAAGCATCCCCATTATCATTAGCAATGATGGAAGAAAAAACAGGTTTACTTTTATCTATCGTCTTAGGAAAGTTGCTTCTAATCTGATTTGTAATATCCATCGTTTCCCCCTCCGTTTATTGACTAATAATATGGATTTCTACACTTCCAAATCTGGCAATCTGATTTACAGCAATAGGAATATTATCAGAATGACCATTAAGAGTAAGACCTGAAATATCTGTTACACCGGATATTTGTTTCAGCAATACTATAATAGAAGATAAAACAACATTTTCATGTATTCCAAGGCCATTAATGTATTCCTGTAATTTTACAGTAATATCATTTTGTACCCTTGCATCATCAATACGGAAAATTGTAGCAGTAACTTCAATGTCGATTGTATAAATTGTGGCAGCACTTACTTCTACCATAGTTCCGGCAGCTTTTAATCCAGGATTTTCTTCTGTATCTGTTCCATTAATTAAATCAGTTATTTGGTTAGCCAAATCTGGTGTCAATGAACCGGTTCCATCATCAACATAAACAGTGAAGTTATAAATGTCAGATTTTGGTGGGAAATGTTCTTCTATACCAACAGAGCGAACACCTTCAATACCTAAAACACCGGCCATAATTCCATAACGGTTAGAGCCTTGCAGCCCATTTATCATATACTTAAATCGTCTAAGCATTTGTGTCTGAGTTTCGGCATCTGTTCCACCTACAGCCTGGGCCGGATTATTTACACCAACAATTTCAGCAGAAAGATTACTTTCTATTGTTGTAATAGTATCTTCCGGTACGTTATATTGAAGTCCAATATTTTCAGCAGTAGCACCAACAGTATTAGAAACGGTTTCACCAATTGGAATTGTTGCTGCAGATGTAGTTATAAAAACTAAACTTCCGTTACTAACTCTTGTTCCAGAAGGAATAGTTGAAACAATTCCTAAAGCTGCATTTCTGCTAAACTGTAAATCGACACTAGCTTTCTGGCCGGATTTCTGCTTAAAATCGAAAACAGAATAAGGAATAGCTCTCAAATTGTTGTTATATCCATTTCTTGTATCAATATAAGCCTGTTCTAAAGGTCTAGCAATTGATTCAAAAATAGTCATCACAATAGAGCCTTCGTTAAAATCTGTAAGCCCTGAGTTTCTGGCAATTGCATTTTCTTTCATTTCACTAAGTATTTGATTATAGTTTTTAGTATCCATTATATTGTTCCTCCAAAATTACGTTTTGCACCGTTTTTATCTATATATGTAACTGATACAGTTAGATTGTCACCCTTCCCTTTGAAATTAATATCTTCAACACTATCAACTCTAGGATCCTCGACTGTTGTTTGATGTACACTAGCCTGGATTAAGGCTGATGTAGCATTTAAGGCATCACCGATAGAAGCCTGAATTCCATAAGCCTCTATTCTTATTCTTGCACCAACTAAGGTTGAATATCTATTTAATAGAGCTTGTCTAAGATTTTCTATACCACCAACAAGAGCTAAATCACCGTTATATATATCTAAATCCTTATTATTGATAAGAATATCTTTACCGTAATTGTCCTTTACATCAGGATTGTTATAAACTTCATTTTCGGCCGTTTTACTTTCAGCAAAGTTTAAATTCGGAATTAAAATACTCTGTCCTGGTTTTAAGATAGTATCTTTATCCATTTATCGTACCTCCATTTGATGTATCATCATTAGGTAAGTTGTTATATGTTGCTATGATATATGAAAGTGAAGAATCTCCGTAATAATCCTGAGCTAACTGATCAAATGATGTTTCAGCATCCGTAATAGCTACAATCTTATAACCGTAAGTTACTATCAATTGATCATCTTCACCCATCTGGCCTGGAATAACTGCAATACCAATATCATTAAGATTTTTACTTGTAAGAACGGTTGCTTTATTTGCTTCCAAATTTGCCTGATAAGCTAAAGTAGAATAAACATCTGCAATATCAATATCACTTACAGAATCATCAAAGAGCTCTTTTATACTCTGCCATGCACTTTCACTAAAATATGTTTCATCAATATTTGAACAATATTTATAAATATCATTAGCGGCTGATTTTAGATTTAAGCAAGAGTTCCATACATCTGCCGTAATTGTTGGATAATATCTAAATGCTGAATAAAGCACTTTATCACCTAGCATGACAGTATCTACAGCTAAGTCTCCTGTTTCTTCTACAAATCCAGAGAATAAAGATGAATAGCGGCCTACAGAGCCATTAAATTGATCTATACAACTTTTGAAAGTTCCTATATATCCGTTTAATTCAGCAAGTAAACTGCCACCATATTCTTCTATTGTATCAGCAATAGAATTCATCTCATTAATAACATTATCAACTTTTTCTTTCCAACCATTTATTGTATTTGTAACAGTTTCCAAAACGGAAATACTCTGAGCAAAACCTTTTTTATTTACTTCTGGAGCTCCACTTGCAGAGAATTTATAATTATAACAAAATGGTTTATCTTTACTTCGAGAAATATCAAGCTGCCCTACAAAAATTCTCCACCACTTAGGATTGTGTGAGGTTACTTTTTCACCACCATTAAGAGCATAAAGATATACTTCTTTATTCTGCAGCTTATCTCTTGAACCATATTTTTTAAGAAGGTCTCTAAGGTAGAAAATCTCTTGTTCACCTGTCATTTCGGCAGAGCCTAACCTACTTTTATAAATTAGTTTCAATTCCTGATTAATAGTTGAACCAGATAAATTAATTTGTACTAAATCATTGCCATAATCAGCTACAACAGCACCACCAAAAGTTTTAGTTTCATTTTTTCTTTGAGGGAACGAAAAATCTTCGTTTTCTGGTGGCACTGAGAATGTAAATGCATCAGTTAAAACACCATTTAGTTTAAATTCGAGTAAATATGCTTTTTTCCAATAATTAGCATTAAGTAATTTTGCCATTTTAACTAATCTCCCTTAACCTTAGATTGTCCGGCATCACTAAACCAAATATCACAAATATCCGTAACTGTTGCACCTGACTGAGTGTTTGTACCTACAACAGTTAATTTCCCTTTTGTACATTTACTAGTTGCTAAAGTTAGAATTGTTGCATTTTCATCAGCTAAACAAATTTGTAAATTATCAATTTTGTTCTTTTCAGAATTACCGGCTAAAGTTCCTGATGCTGAAACAAAAGTTACGGATGTTCCATTTATAAGGCTAGTTTTTATTGTACCTGTTACCGGTGTAACATTAATTACTAAGCCTGTAATAACACTTTTATGATCTATTTTCATTTTATCTGACTTTTGTACTGTAAAACAGGCAGCGCTTAAACCAGATAAATCAACTTCAACTTTTGTTGAATCGTAGCATTTTAATTTATAACTTTCATTTGCAAGGTATAACATTATTTTGACACCTCCAAATGATTATTAATTGTTACAACAGTTCCATCCATTACAAAAGTTGAATTATTAGGACCGTTAGAAATAGTCACCTTTGAATCTTCCATAATAATTGATGATTTATTAGAACCATTAGCAATAGTTATGTTATTTTTCTGATTCGGTGATGTTCCTATTACTTTCAATTCAATTTTATTGCCGTGAACATCTGTAATTGTAATTCCTGAATCGGCCATTTGAATTGTGTTATACTTATTATCAACTTTATCTTGAATAATTATTCCATCACTAGTTGCTTCTACGGTATTGTTATTTTTATCAGTTACAGTAATTCCATCTTCATTAATTACAATACTATTTCCCCAGGCATTTAATGATATTCCTTTATTTTGAGATTTATTATCATCCTGGACCGGATTAGCCTGGAATTCTATATTTTCATCATTAGATACGGCTTTATAATTTCCGTTTGCATATTCTTCTGTTATATCCCATCCACCCTGAGTTTTAGTTTCACGGCTATTATTTTTATCTTCTAGTTCATTATCATTAGCGGCCCATAAAGTTCTTATGTTTTCATCACCACGACTAAAACCTGAGCATAATACAAAGGCACCAACAGCCGTAAATGTAGGTGTAAGAACAAAAACACGAGAATTCTTAGGTGGTAAATTCCTTTGAGAAGGAATGTAATTATCTTTTAATGTTACCCATTCATCAGATTTTACAGGTATATTTGAATATTCAAATCCTGTATCTGAGACAACAGTAACAGTATTATTCAATGAGTTTACTTCTTTTACTAAAGCCCAAAATCCTATTCTATTTTTAAGATAACTGTCATTATTAAGATGTGGAGCTTGTACATTAGTTTTATGAAAATTTTTAATAACTTTCATTATTCAAACTCCTTATATACGGCAGAAAGCCGTGTTATAGGCTTAAATCCATAACCAGAGTATTCACCACCTCTAATAACCTGATAATTGAGCATAGGATTATCACCATAATTCCAGGAATGTTTTTCAGAGATTATGTAATACATTCCTTTTGCAAAATTAATCCATTCACCTATTTTTGCGTGTTTTTCTTGTGTGTAATTTACAAGTGTAAAATCACCTGTATACATTTCATCCAAATTAGAAAACCATTTTTCAAGATTTTCATTCATTTGTTTAATTTTTGTTTCATCCGTTTTTGCATCCAATGTAGCGTTATAGCCTACAAAAGAACATGTAAGTAATTGATAACCATATAAAGCAGCTTTATTCAAATTTGCCTTAGCAAAGTCATAACCTTTTACAGTTCCTTCTGTGACAGCCTTATTCATAAAGAAAGTAGGATCTTGCTTTGTTCCTTCAATATAAGTCATAAATGCTGTATATACTTCTTCACAACTTCTAGTTAGCGTATAATCAGTTAAATGAGTGGGATTTATTGTGTATTTTGCCTTTGGATTATCATAAGGCACTTGTCTAAATGCAATTTTAGGTTTTCCAGAAACGTCAATATAACCAAAAATCTCATATATAGGTGAAGGTAATAATTTTTTTATAAAATCAATAACGTTGATTCTTTCTCCTTCAAATAAATTACTAGATATAGGATATGCAAAAGAATCTGTAGGAGCATCAATATAATCATTACCATACCATAGATCTATTAAATCACTAATTACATAATTTGATATTGTTTTAAACTCAGAGACCTGTTTTTTAAACATATTTATACTAGCTTCTACAGTCTTTTTAATCGAAAACCCTGTTGTTCCGTTTTCTTTTTGAAAATCGGCCTTAAATATTCTATCTGCTGCTTCATTATTAAAAACAGTGAGTTTAATATCAGCATTAATATTTAAATAACTGAATAACCATTCAATACTTTTACCGGAAACAGTTACAACCTTATTCAAATTACTTGCCATTCCACCAACGGAAATAGTTGTAACTACACCGATAAAATCAATTCTTGAATCAAATCCAGATTCAGAAATTTCTATAATATCCAACGGTTTTACTTTATCCATAAATGGATCTTTTAAATTGTCTACATCTTCTTTTACCGTAAATGAAAATGAACCGCCAAAATTATCTATGGACCGCTCAAAGTTGTATGATTGTAAATTTCTTCCTGATGTATATGGTGAATTAGGTGTAAATTCCAAATATGGTAATTTTGAGGCCTTATTATTAATAACAGAATGATAACACTTTATTGTAGGCTGTGGCGCTTGTGCTAATACTTCCATTATTTCCCCCAAAAATCAAAGTTAAAATAAAAAAGCCGGAATAATGCGAAAACATTACTCCGGCTGCTAATTACTAACATACCTTGTGTTTTATATATTTTATTCTATAAGTTTTCTATTGTCAATTAATATACTATGGCCTAAAATTGATGTATGAATAATAATTATACTTTTGAATGTTCTCCAGAGCTTTTACAGAAGATTAAAGAAGGATCTAAAAACTCAGGATTATCAGAAAGTCAATTTATTGCTGCATGTATTGAGTTTTTCTTTTACAAAAATAATACTTGCCAAAATACTAAAGAAGTTTTACCTTTTAAGTAAGGAGACGTTTTATTATGAAGAAATTAACTACACTTTTTGTATTATTTTTCCTGGCCATTGGTTTATTTGCAGAACAAGTAGAAATACCTAAAAATTATGATTTTCTGGAAATAGATAATTCCATACGCTATTGTGATGATAATGTTGAAAATTCATATAAATTATATTCTGTAGTATATAAAACTGATGCAGTAAATTTGACAAGTTTACATTCAGTAAAAACATCTTTAGTGACAAACGTTGAAATCAATATTACATTAAAATTTGATACAGAAGAAGAATTAGATGATTTTATAGATTATTTCTATTATACCTATAATTATACAATTAGAAATACCCCTGTATTTTTTGATGCATTAAAAGATTTTGTCATTGATTTAGGTGTAGAACCTCTTTATGTCATGGATGAAAAGGATAAACCAAAACAAATATTATATATAGCCAATCTAACTAGAAATTAACTAATATGTTTGATTTACATTAATTCCGGCTAAAAGTTCTGCATATATCTTATTCATTATATTAGTTAAATTCTTTATTTCATTATCTTCCAAATAACCATTTTTAACATCTTTCTTTAATTCATTTTTTATTTCTGGTGATTTTTCAATAGCATCCATTAACGCATTTTGTGAGACCTTTCCGCCATTCGATAATGCAAGATTTGAAATAACATTTTGCATTGGTTCTAGTAAAAAATCACTTATTGTTGCATCATCGGAATATGGTTGAGTAATCTTAAAGCCTTTTTTCTGTGCCCATTCTCTCTGTGCCTGATCTTTAATTTTTGGAGTTAGGAATATATTATTTTTAATAATTCCAGGAGCATCTTCTGGTGATACTTTTTCCACCATAGGAGAATCATACTTTTCTTTAGTTAAATCGAATTTTTCATAATGATCAACTAATGCAGTATAACCACTACCATCACTTCGAGGATCAATAACAGAACTTTGAGCTCTTATTAATTTCTGTTTCCATTCTGGGAGATTTTCTGTTCGTTTTTCTGCTTCCGCTTTATTAATTTCATAATCAGTTGTTATTGCACCACGTTTCTTCTTATCCTCTTCGATTGGATTATCTTCGGAAAAACCACTACCATTATCTTCTGGTTTAATTAAGAAATTAGCAATCTTAGATACATCTGAGGCTATACCACTCATAGCACCTAATTCTACCTTAAATACCGGCTGCCCCATTTTCTGTATTGATTCTGCAATCTGATTTACTGATTTCTGCCATTTTGTTTCCGCGTTTTGATTTTCTGGCGCTTGCATGACATTCTTTATCTTTGATTCATCGACATTGCCGCCGTTATCCTGATAGAGTTTAAGTAATCTTGATGCACCGGTATAATTAAGGCCAAACATTTCTCTAAGTCTTTCAATCTGACCTGTTACGTTTTCTTTTCCTTCTACATCAATAAGGCTACTCATAATTGAACCAAAATTCTGAGGATTCAAGCCTTGTTCAAGCAGCATCATTTTATTAACATAATCGCCTTTATCCTGGTATAAATCATTACCTAGTGCAGCTTGCTCTTTTGAGATTGTTTTACCTGTTTTTTCGTCTGTTACAGTTCCACTATAAGCCTTAGAAATAGCACTATAAGCGATAATGTCACTAGTTTTATTAAGGCCTGTAGCATTTGCAAGACCTGAATTTGCCTGACTAAGCATTTTGGCACCTTTTTCACTCTGCCAAAATGCATTATTACCGGACATTTTTGAAAACATAAGTAATGTATCTGCAACTTCTGTAGCTGAACGGCTAAAACCATTTGCAATTCCATCTTCCATAACTTTCTGAATATTTGATAGAAATTCTGGAATCTGAGAATCATTTAGCCCACTTGCTTTTCCGGCTGTAACAAGATAATTAAAATCATTTGACACATCTTTACTTTTACCATACCGAGACATTAGACCGGCTAAATTAGTGTATTGAGTTACATCTCCACCTGTAGCATAAGCCCATTTAGCTGTTGTTTCAGCAATACTACTTGTATAAGCGGCCTGAGCCTGATCACTTTTTAGATTATTACCAACACCCTGTTTTCTTAAATCAACAATAAGAGAATTAAACTCTTTTAAATCAAGGCCGGTTCCTTCATTACTTTTATTAACCTGACTATAAAGAGCCATTGCTTTATTATCATCTGTTGTTCCAAAGGCTTTACCGGTTGAGAATATTGTAGGCATTGCATCCTTATAGGCATCTGCAAGAGCTTTACCACCTTTTAATACGGCAGCACCGGCCATTAATACACCACCACCAACCATAAGGCCCTTAGCAAGACCTGTCATATCTTCTATATTAGCCATACGAGAGAGATTGTTAGCTGTAGATGCTACACCACTTACCCCCTGAATGACAGATCCACCAATATTACCACCGGCAGCCGATTGTATCATGTTTCCACCGGTATTTAACATTCCTAAAATATTCTGCTGAGTATATGCACCTAATTGCTGTTTTTTTACATCGTCTCTTGTTTTTATTCTACCTACAGCCGGCAAATTCTGATTTGTACGATTAACAATATCATTCATAGCCTGGAAATTCTTAATCATATCTGGCATAAGAACACCAAACTGCTTCATATATTCAACATTATCTTTTAATGAATCAGACGATGTATTTAAATCTTCACTCCAGGCCTGTAGTTTTTCTTGTGTATTTATATTTTCATTCTGAGCTGATATATTTTCACCAGATGGAATAAATGTTTTTTCCTTAATTGTATTATCTGGCTCTATATCTTTTACAGAGTATTCACTTCGAGGCAATTCAATAATATTAGGAGTAGAATCTATTTCATTTTTAGATGGTTCTACTATACTTATAATCTTTTCTTCTTTTGGTTCAACAGGATTAAATACATTTGCTTCTGCAGCTTTATTTTCCGGCTGAATAATTGTTTTTTCTATAATCCTATTTTCCGGTGTTTCAACTTTTGGAGTTTCTACAATATTTTGTGGAATATTCTTTATTTCTTCTCTTTTCGTTTCATCTGGATTGTTAAATATTCCTTTACCTGTCGATTCTGTAACCGGCTGAACAATTGTTTGCTCAATAATATTCTTTTCCGGTGTTTCTGTTTTTTGAGCTTCATCTATTTTTATAATTCTTTCTTCTTCTGTTTTAGGAGTTACAGGATTAGAAGTAAATAATGATTCTTTAGATGGTTCTGTTACCTGTTGAATAATAGTTTTTTCTATAGTTCTATTCTCAGGTATTTCAGTTTTAGGAGTTTCAATTATATTTGGAGTAATATTTTTTGTATCATTCTCTTTTGGAGCTTCAACTATTCTAATAATCTTTTCTTCATTATCTGCAGCTTTATTATCTAACTGTTGAAAGTTCTTATTTTCCGGTTCTGAAATTGGCTGAACAACAGTTTTTTCAATGATATTATTTTCAGTAATATCATTCTTTGGAGCCTCTATAATATTAGGTGTTATTTTGTTAGCACTTTCTTCTTTTGGAGATTCAATAATTTTTATTATTTGTTCATCATTCTTTTCTATCGGTTCATTTTGAACTTTCTGAAAATCACTTCTTTGAGGTTCCTCAATCTGCTGAATAATTGTTTTTTCAATTACTTTATTATCAGCAATATTTTCTTTTGGAGTTTCAACGATATTTGGAATAACATTATCGTTTTTTGGTGATTCAATAATATTAATGATATTAGATTCATCATCATTATCAAATTTATTTACCGGTACAAAAACAGTTTTTCCATTATTAGGATCTAACCCGGTTGAAATCTTTGGTATATTAATATTTTCTCTGATTTTATCATTGAAAAGCTGTAAATTTCTAACAGCATCAGATACTACAGTTCCAAATTCCTGTAAAATAGCGTTATTATTTTTTAAATATTCTGAGGTATAATCCTGGATATTCTGCTGCTGATTATTGCCATTGGTATTCAAAAGCCCCATATTTTCAGGAGCTTTTTGAACTAAAGGGGAATCATCAATTTTTGTTTTAACTTCGGCTGTTACTTTTACATTACCTAAAATATCAAACTGTTGCATGATAATTCCCCTTATTATTAAAACTGAGCATTTGCAATATCTTCTTCTGAATATCCCAAAGCTCTTAATTCATCCGCATCTACAGCAGATTTTTTGTTTTCTTTTTCTTTCTGGTATGCGTTTCTTATACCTATCTTGTCATAGTTCATAAGATACTCAAACCAAACATGGTAGTACAATTCATCTTGTAATTCTTTATTCTGAACTGACCCCATCAAAAAGGCCTGGACCGTCATTATCTTTAGTGTCTGGAACGGAATCCAATCCTTTATTTCCTTCGTTGCCATTAGATTCAATGAGTTTCTGCACTTTGAGACGAAAAGTATACAATGCAGCATAAACTTCCATAATGAAAGCCTGAGAAGGAATATCAAGCCATGTAAAGTTTACATTTTCCTTCTTTGCATTTTCAAACCAACTAGGGCCGTTCATTACAAGTACATCAAGTGTAGCAACCTGTTGAATAAAATTAAGTACATTTTTATCAAAACTTTCAGCCGGAACACCGTTCAAGCGATAAGCCTGTAATCTTCCAATTGCCTGAATATCACGAGCTCTAGGATATTTCACCTCAAATTCTCCACGGCTAGTTTTGATTTTTTCAGTTACATCCTTACCCATTACAATAGCTGTAAACATATCAGTTTTCTGAGCTTCATCCAAAAACTCTTTTGTATCTTCACGTTCTTTCAATTCCATAGTAGTTTTTCCTTTTCCTTTGTAGAGATTTTAAGAAGTTAGGGGAAATTTTCTCTTAATTTCCCCTAACTTCCCTATTGCAGCTTATACTTCTGCATCTGACTGCTTTTCGTAATCTTCACCAGAGCTCATGTCAATAGCTTCAAAACTTACGTTAGCTTTAACATAAGTTCCACCATTAACAGTGATTGTGAATCCTGTTGAAATCAGTGTGTCTACAGAACCAATAATCAGTTTCTTTTTTTCATCATAGAAATCAAGATATTTGAATTTAGATACAACTGTACCATTCTTGAAATCTGATGATTTTGGATTGAATGAAGAAAGAGAAATCTTTCCACCACCATTCAAAGCCTGTGTTCCTTTATAAACTTTTGGACTTGCCAAAAAGCCTGTCAAACGGCCGTTTACATTGATAGCCTGAGCATCAATTGAAGCCGGGAATACAGAGTCAAGAACCTGAGCTCTCTGTGTCTGAATCTGTTTTGTCATTTCGGCTGAATCAACAAATCCGATTACCTGAGCATCAGCAGCACTTGATCCTACACGAACCTGGCATCTGTAACCAATAGTAAAAATTGAACTTGCGACACCGTTTGTATACTGTGCTATTCCGTCTGCCATTTTTTACCTCCCTTACAGTTCAACTGTAGATGTGTAGATGTGATTAATTGCCGTAATAAATACGAAATTAACCGGAGCAGTAAGATAGCGGCTATAAGTAATATAAACTTTATCACCGTCAATTCTTACTTTAATATCCCATACATTTTCATTTGAATCTGATGGAACAATATAACCATTCAAAGCCCATTCTTTAGCACGTTCTGTCAATGTGCTAATAGCTGCATTTGCTGAGATACCGGCAGTGCCAATTACAGGCTTAAACTGAGCTCTCAAATCACGATTCATAAAGAGATCTTCACGAACCATTGAACGCTCATTGTTAATCAAGTCATTACCCTGGTAAGTTGTCAAAGCACGAATACAAATATATTCAGAAAGGTTTTCTGGATTTGCATTACATACCATAACACCGGCCTTGATAAGATTTGTCATGTTTGCAACATTACGGATTTTTGTAAATCCAAGTACATTAAGAGCCTTAAATGTAAGTGGAGTATTTGCAGACATTGCACTTTCCATAGAGGCAAGCATAACACCAAGCATAGCACCTGAAAGAGTTTCAGTTTTTCCACTGATAAGATTTACTTTAAGTGGATTGTCACAACAGAATGAAACAAGTCTACTGTTCAAGCCCTGGGCTTCTGCAATAGCATCTTCATCTGTCATTCCAATTGGACCACCGAGAATACAAGTTCTTTCCTTACGGTTGATAACATTGCTCATATTTGAGCAGTGTGTACTGATAAGAGCATGTACACCTGAATCTGTAGAAGGTGTAGCAATAATCTGAACATCTTCAAGTTCAAGAGCTGCAAGAGCATCAGTCCACTGCTGTACACCGTAAGAACCAATTGATCCGCCTGTAAAGTAAACGTAACCATCAGTATTATCAGGCACCTGACGAGTGTTAGCATCGAGAATTACAACGTTTCCGATAAATTCCATAGCATTAATAGCATTTACAAAAGCATCGTAATTAGCGTAAAGTGTTGTTCCTGTTTCTGCTACACTCTGATTTGTTACTGTATCAAGTTTTACAGATTTCAAATCAGCATTGTTACCAACAACAGCAGCTTGCCAAGCATCACTATCATTGATATAAGCAACAAGAGCATCAAGTGTGTCAAAATCGTCAAAAGATACAACAAGTTCATCTGCAGTTTCCGAAGGATCTGCGTCTGTCATAGCATAGAAGCTAATAGAACTTGTGCTGACTGATACCATAGGAGTGATATTTTCACCGATATAGTTTACTTCAAGTGCAGCATTGACAATATCATCAGTTACTTCTGTATTGTCTTTGTATGCAAGAGTAACTTTCTTAGAGTTAGCAATTGTACCGTTTGCAATCATAATTTTGAGCTGATTTGTATGAACACCCCAATCCCATGATTTAAGTGTCATTAAATCGGTTGCACCGGTTTTAAGAGTAACACTTGACTGTGTACCATCGTTTACACGCATTGCAAATACACGCTGTGGAACAAAAGTATTTGAACCACTAAAAGCATGAGCTACAGCATCAAGAAGTTCACCACCAACAAGAGCCTGTTGAGCATCGGCTACACTTCCGAATTCAAGCATCTTATAAGGTTCCCCACCGTTTGATTTTCCCAAAATACAGAGATTTCCGGCTGAAATTCCTGATGGACTAGAGACATTGAAGCTACGGCCATATACACCAGGTACATAATGCTCTGAACGCTGACCGGCACTTTCAAAAATAGCTGGACTTACACCCATTTTCTCTTTCCTCCCTTTTTAGTTGTTTATTGGCATATTGAGAATTTCCTCAATACGCAAAAACCATTCATCGACTGTGAAGAATGATCTTGGATAATAGTGTTTAAGCAGAGCTTCGATGTAATAATCCTGTGGATAATACGATAAAAACTTTGCTACACCCATTTTTTTATTTGCCTTCACTGCAGCCGTAGTTACTTTGTTAATCTTTGCAACCTTTACCGGCTTTTCGATTTCCGGTTTACTCGCAACAATTTCTTCTACCTTTGTTTCAACCGTTTCAGGTTCCTTCTCAGGTGTAGAAATTCCTTCAAGCTCTGACTGCTCAATAAGATTTTCCGTAACTTCTGGCTTTTCTGTCTCAGACAAATCAACGTTTTTCTGTTTTGACATGGTTAATTACCTCCCAGAAAATTTCTGTAGTTATGTTTTCTATTTCCGTATCAAGAATTATCTGTGATACGTTATAATCAACGGAAAAAGTTATGTGAGAGCCGGTAAGAACAATATCAAAATCGAAATTGTAATTACTTGAACGTTCACCACTAACTTGATTTCCGAAAATCGCACAATCAAAAAACTTAAACTTTTCTTTTAAAATCCGGTCCAATGAACATTGAAAAAATAGATATAAATGTTCATACAATTCATCTTTAAGCTGATCGTTTTCGCTCCATATTTCTACGGATACATTATCTCTACGTCTTGAATCGACTTTTATACCATATATTCCACCAGGTTCTTCTCCAACGGTCCTAGAATCTGCTATTTCCTTCAACTTATTTATTCTTTCTTCATCATAAATAAGTACATAACCTGGAACATTTTCACGGACTATTGCTCCGCTTTTCTTTTTTACAACTTCTGTTTCACCTGTAATCTCATTAATACGAGTTTTAGGCCGTGTATCTGTTTCAAACAATTCATCAAAATCCTTGCTTGTCATTTTTACACCGGAAGTTACTTCCATTAAATTAGCTAAATCAGGTACATTTCCATCCCTCTGAGAAGTAATAACTACGGCCGGAAACGTATCATTTGCCGTTGCTGAATCTTCTAGCATCATGTGAGCGAACGGATGTTCATTTACTACAGATATGTGGAAATTGTTATAAACAGCTTCAAGATGCAGCCTATCTATATACGTTTTAGCTACATCTACTAGAGCCTGTTCTACTACAAATCCTAAATTAAGGTAGTAAATCATCCTTAAAACCTCACGAAAACAAAAAAAAGGCAGCCTAAAATCTAATCTCAGTAAGATTAAATTCTAAGCTGCCCTTTTCAGAACATACTAATTATTATGTCTATTTTGATTTTATTCTATTAATGCTCTGTTGTCAATGTTTTATAAATGCTACTCTTAAAATCACATTTACTAAAATCCGGCTTAAAGTTCAAATCAGCATTTTCCGGTATTTCAACCTTGCATTTATACCCCATTTTATTACATACTTCACAAGAATAATCAGCCCTTGTAAGACTTTCAACAATCAAATCAATTAATTTTTCTTTTTCATTCATAGTTTTATTCCTCCATAATTAAAGAATAATCTATGAATAAAATTATTTCATTCAACTTGTAGTTGAAAAATTAATTACCGGAATACATCTTGTTATCAGCCTGAATTCCTTCATTAATAATACTATCAATCTTAGGTCTAACAGTTCTTTCCAATGCTCCCATCATATCAACCGGTGGTATAGCATCTTTGTGATAAATCCAACTATTAGCCGGTGATTTTGCTGAAATAATACGGAAAGTAAAATAAGAACTTCCGGTAACATCTTTCATTCTTACCATACCAACACTTCTATCATCCCAAGCCTGATCCTCTGTTAATCTACCCTTTTTAGCCCAATCATAACCTTGTCTTTGAACGCTTTCACCCTTAAAGTTATCTTCAAAATATTTCTTAGCCGCATTTACGGCCGATAATTGCAGTCCCTTTACTGATGTTTGATAATTCTTTTGTGGAATAAAATTATTAAAATGAGCTCTTTTCGTTCCCTTTTGATTAGGTGTTCCCCATCTAAAAGGAATAATTAAATAAGGTATACCTTTTTTACTAACCCTGGATTTATTGCCATAAGGATGTGTTTGTTTCATATCATATTCAACTTCTTTCTGGCCTTTTGTTTTTGCTTCCAATTGTCTATTATCAGATGATATAGAATAATGAAAATCACCTAGTTTTTCAGATCTAATAGATCTAACCATAGCGCTAGTTACACCATCGAGAAATTCAATACCATTTAATTGTTCTGAGCCTGTTAAATATCCGGTCCATGCATTATGAACTAACTGAGCAGCCCTTCTAAATGCATTTGCTGTATTAGGCAAGGCCGCTTCTGGAGCATTTTCAACAGTCTTTGAAAAGTTATCTACGAGTTTCTTTAATTCTGATAAATCATATTCAATGGTATATGTAGTCATTTTTAATAACTCGAATTAATTCCCTTCTTTGTTATTTCATTATTCTTCTGAACATTTACGGCAGCTTTTTCAGCATAAGCAGAGAATAGTTTTACAACTACCTTCTTAGGCAATCGCTGATTTTCACTTGTACGCAATTGAGGAATCTGTTTTACAACACGATATGTAGGCATAATATGATATGTAATAGAATATGCTTCGCCAAATTCCGGCATATTTTCAGCATCTTCAAGCCATTTAATTTTATTAGTTCCGACAAGAATAAAGTCTACACCCTGTTTATATTCTACTTCTTCACCTTCAATAATTCCCTTTACTGATACAATATCATAGACAAAATCGGCCCCTATTGTATCTGTAACGAGCTTAGAACGGCAGATAACGTCTTTTTGTGTATAGCTTCCGGCCAAAACAGTAAGAATATCATCGTTAGATACATCACATTCATAAGGGAAAGAACATACCGCATCACCATTACTTTCTTCTACAGCCTGAGCATCACCTTTATTTAAGTTCTGGCTAAGTAATACAAAAATAAACGGTGGAATATATTCTACATTTTCAACCGTTACCGGTTCTGTAATAGAAATTTCTTCTTTTGTATCTGGATCCGTTGTAGGTTCAATTCTAAACTGATTCAGCCTAAATTCTTTTGCTTTATACTCTATTCCGGCAGCATCCGTGATTTTACCAATATTAATAATGTCACTAGGAGCCGTTTGATATAAACCTTCAACATTCTTTTTTGCATTAATCAACTCTGGAATAGTATAATATCCCATATTATTCTTTTCTGCCTCTGCAGATGCTAATACCTGAGTTATCTTTTTTCTTAAAATGACTGTAAAATAAGTTCCCTTTTCGGGAACATTTTGAGTATTTAAATAAATATAATTACAATTCTTTTTTGCATTTGGATAATTGTTTCCCTTCTGATCATAAATCTCAATCAATTCAGCCTGTTTAATTTGCAGTGTATTATCAAGTTCAAGAATACCGTCATTATTAAACAGCATAACAACAGAATATGAGATCATGTTTTTAAGATATGTATATGTATAACCTCTACCGGCACAAAAAGGACAATGTATATCCGGCTGCATAGTTCCAGGTTTTACACAAGAACATTTTTCAGCTATGCGCCATCTAAGCCACTGACCGTGACGTTCAATAAGAGCTTCATAATTATCTTTACCTAAACTAAATTGTATAGGTGTGTTACGGCCTAACCCAACCATAGCGCTATTCTCCTATCTCTCTATATAAAGTTTCATCACCATAGCATTGATGGTATATATCTGGCCTAAATAAGTCCTTTAAGCTGAATTTTCCTATTCTGATTACTTTAAGATTCCAATATCCAGGAAGCGGCGGCATGTATGAAATAATATCGCTTTTATGAGCATATTGTTTTACTTCATTAAAAAATAAGCGACTGATTAATTTTGATATAAAAAATACTAAAGGTTTAGGACTCCCAAAAGTAATTAAATCCGGTTTAATTCCTGATTGAAAATAAATCTCTATTCCGGTTAATACAGAACCGGCACCGCCATAAGAATGACCGCAACAAACTACCTTATAATCTGGAAAAGTATTCATTGCTAGTAATACTTCATTCATTATCATACCTTTACAGGAATTAAAAGCGCTTTGCCATCCTAAAGCTGCAAAATAAACATACCAACGCCTTAACTGTGGAATGATAAAAAATAATAAATTGATTATCCAATCTTTTATAGAAGTTGAAAATTGTGTGAAAACATATATTGTCTTTTCTTCATGGATTATTTTAGTACACCAATTATAATCAAATGTGTTACTTTTATATTCCATATTTTTCTGAAATTTATATAAGTTCCACGGTTTCATCTTTCAAAACTCCCTATTTACAACATAAATAAACAAGTCCAACTGCAATAATCCAGGCAATAGCTGATACAAGATAATACATTTTAACCCCTCATTTTTTATAAAAAAATCCGGTTTTGAAGTGACCGGAAACACTATCTCCAAAGGCAGAAAAAAACTACAAAAAAGTGCCTTCATCAATCAGTTTTACACTACAGTAACAAGAGCAACTTTACCGGCTGAATCAATCTGCAAAGTTTTTCCGTCATCTGTGTCTTTTGCTGCCAATACAGCAGCCAATTTTGTTTCAAGAGCTGTAAGTCTGGTTTCTACATCTGTATTTCCACCATCTTCAATACCCTTTTTAATTGCGTTACCATAAGGGCAACCTTTTGTAAGATCATTCAAATCATTCATTTTCTTATCTCCTTGCTGCTTTACGATACAGCCCGATGATTTATAAAATCCGGTCTAGGCCGGTATTTTCCTATAAAGCTCCAATTCTAAAGAATCCAAATTTAAACTTATTCTGTTGTATATAATCCTGGACTTCTTTCTGATAAACAGCAATACGGGCCCCAAAGTATGCGCTAGTAGCTGACTGAGTACTTGAAAAACTCTCAGATACACCATCCATAGAAAGTGAAGAACTTGAAAAACCTGACATAAGGCCATCACCGATAACATTCAAAAGTGATATAGCGGCCATTTTACCGATCATGTGTCTCAAATCTTCTGGCACTTCATCAGAAGTCTCAAAACCGGCTTCATAATCAATTGCATAGAATAAATGATGGTTCCAGGTTTCAGATCCATAAGGACTAATAGCTGTACTAATACCGTTCCATGTATCAGAAGGCTTCCAAGGTCGTTTTAAGAACTTAATAACACCATTTTTCTTATCAAGTGTAGTAGATGCTAGTAAATCATCGTATTCTGGTTCACCGTTAGCACCTCTATTAATCAGCGTACAACGTGTAGCCTTAATAATAGGCCGCTGTTTAGTCTGAATCATTCCATAGCGCTGAATTTTGCTATATCTAAAGTCATACAACGGTTCTTCATCATCATAATCAACTTTTCTTGTAAGATGCTGTCTTTCAACACTCTCAATAGACTTAATACGTTTTTTAACAATAGTAATATTAAGCTGTCTAGCCATTTCTGCCGTAGCAGCATTGATAAACCATTGAATTTGTTCATCTGAAAACATCTGGCCGTTTGTAGCCTTAAAATCTGTTCCCCAAAGGAATGTATAACGACAATCATCAGGAGTTACAATTGTTCCCCATTCACCTTCCGGCACCTTATAGTTATTAAAAGAATAACCAACGGCATCAGGAACACCGAATTTAGTCCAACAAGTAAAAGCAAAATCCTTGAAATCTGGATTTTCAATACTAGCTGGATGGATCCTATATTGATAAAGGCCGTTTTGTAAATCAAAAGAATCTACAAAATCACCAGAATTCACTTCTAGCGGCTCTGTAGATGCTTCTGGAATGACAAAACCGCTATTAGTATAAACTTTCCAAGATTCATCTTTATAAAAAAGACGCTCCAAAATAAATGATGAGTTATTACCATTCAAGTTTAAGAGAATTCTTGTTTGTGTACTTTCAGCAGTTATTGTCATTCTTTAGCTTCCTTATTTAGAAAGTTCATAACCTGGAATTGTGAGCAATCTCTTAGCTTCAACTCCGGTTACTTCGCAACATCCCTTTTCATCAAGTGTAATAGTTCTTGTAGGGAGCACGATATTCATACCGGCATAACCTTCACATTTAATGATAACTTTTGCATCATCTTTAATGTTTACAGGCTTTTCTTCGGCCGGTTTTTCGTTTTCTTCCGGTTTTGTTTCTGGTGTTTCTTCCGGTTTTTCATCTACGGCCGGTGTATTTTCAGCAGCGGCCGGTTTTTCGTTCTGTTCAACTTCTGTAGCTTTTTCGTTCTGTTCAACTACAGAAGTTGTGTTTGCCTGATCTCTTTTAGGTCTAGCCATACACAACTCCTTTTGTTTACTTAGTAAAGTCCACCAGAATAACCAACGTTCTTAATAAGAGCATTGTATTCAGGAGCACGAACTTCGAGCATACCGTAAAGTGCAACAACACCACGGTGAGCGAGGCTTGAATCTGTTGGAAGGTCGAAGTTTGACATTGCCATCAACTGACCAAATGAAGTATTAGGCTTCATTTCATCTGTTGTAGGTGTAAGCAATACAATAGATGCTGTTCCTGGAAGGTCCTCATTCAAGTCTACTACTACAGTAGTTGTATCAGGAGACTTAGCAACACGTACCATTTCCATCATTTCTGTACCACCGGCCTTAGAACGTGTGATAATAAATCCTGTAGCTGGTTCACCGTTTGTATCAGGTGTAATAGTAAGAGTTACTTTTTCACCACTTGCAACGGCTACAGCAGATCCAAGAGGCTTAGCTGCTGAAATACCATAAGCATTTACGGCATGTACGGCATACATATAATTTCCGGCCCATGCTGTTGTGAATTTAGATGCTGATTCACTTGCAGCAACGGCTGTAAAGTTAGAAGGTGTATTAGGTCTCTTAGCCTGGTTTCCGGCAGCTACTACAGGGCCCTTTACCTTAAACATCTTATCTGCACCGGCATCATCTGTAATACGAATAGTTGAACCTGTAGGAGTAAGAATATCAGGCAATTTCTGCAATGCAAAAGTATCATCACGTGGTGTAAGACGGAGACGTGAACTGTACATAGACTTAAACTGACGAGCAATAACAGGTGGGAAGTAAGCCTCTGACAAGTCACCACCTTTATCGAATACCTTCTGAGCAACTTCATCAAAGAGAGCTTCGCCGGCATCAATTGTATCACCATCAATATTTCCTGATTCACCAATTTCCAAACCACGAACATCCATAACTGTAGCGCGGAGTTTTTCAGCTACAGAAGTATTCTTTGCAGAATCTTCAATAATCTTCAAAAGTCCATCGTACTGTTTAGGAGATACGCTTGAATCACCGTGGAAAATACAACGCTCTGTACCCTTAGATACACGCATTACAGCAGCTACTTTAGATGCATTGATAGCATTTTCTACATTGTCTGTAAGTGTAAGAGGATGTGAAGTCTGCCACTTACTTGACATGTATTTTGTTTCGTAAATCTTACGAGAGAACTGTGGATCACCCTCTGGAGCTCTTTCAGATTCACCAACAAACAAGAATTCATCATCACCTACATCTGTTTCACGTTCAATCTGGTGAACAGTAGACTTAACAGGCAGTTTGTGAAGTTTATGGAACAACTTCAAATCTTTCTGTTTTACGTCAAGAACGGTTACAAGTGTAGCCTCCAAATCTTCACGCTGCAAAGATCTACCCTGAGTATAATCTGCAGCATTTGTACCATAACCGGCTTCAAGAGCCTTTTCGAGTTCTGTATTCTGAACTTCATTGTCAAATTCATTAAAAATGCTTTCTTCCATTTTTAAGTCCTCCCTTTACTGATTGTCGCGGACAATAGAACAAATCTTGTTCCAAACTGCCGGTTTAACCGACTTTACGCCGCCTTTCATTGCTTTCTGGAATTCTGAGTTATAGAACTGAACTTCTTCCGGTCCTATCTTGCCACCCTGAGCCGATTTACAAATTGCATCTTTGAAAGTATCAAAGTCTGCATTTGTAGGCTTCTTATTAGCTGTAGGAGCAGCCGCACCACTTCCAGGCATTGACTTAGCTACTACACTCTGTCGCGCTACAGGTTCACCAAGAGCCTTTGCAATATCAATTACACTTCCCTTGATTTCATCTACTGACTTTTTGAGTTCTTCGTTTTCTTCACGGAGAGCATCAATTTCAGCGCCCATAGACTTTACGAGTTCTGTTGCATCGAGATAATCGTCATCTTCTTCAAGAGACTTCTCTACACCACAACCCTTCTTTACGCTGCCTTTGGCACCGCATTTTTCAACGTCATCTTCAATGTCTTTTTTTTCATCGCCTTCTGAATCGTCATCGAATTCGAACAGTGTTTCTTTTTCGATTTCTTCATCTTCTGGCTTTTTCTTTTCATCAGCGCTTTTCTTAACACCGATAGACTTCAAGATTTCGTCTACTGTTTCAGAAAAATTACCTTTGGCCATTTTTCTTCCTCCCTGTTCTATAATTTCAAGCATGGTTTCCCTTGCCTGACGTTTATCAAATCCCTTACCAATCAAATAAGCTGTTATTTCATTAGCATTGGTTAGATTTCCTTTGTTGATTTCCTGGATGCAATCTTTAATATCATTGATTTCCATTTCTTCTATGGATTTCTCTAATTCTTCTTTTGATTTTTCCATTGAATCAGCCGGATCCATTTCACCGTCATTAATTTCCAGGAGTTTCTCTGTTTCATCCTCAATATCTTCTTTCTGTAATCCGCGGCCACCTTCAAAATCAGCAGCATCAGCACCACTTCCGGCCTCTAAAGATTTACAAAAATCAACCATAGAGACTGACTTAGCAAACCTGGCACTTCCTACGGTCCAATTTACCGGTGATGTAGTAAGCGCTAAGTCATTCCACATAAACCCTGTTACAGTCTCACTACCGTCTTTTTCTTTACGAATAGTAGGCATAATTCCACCAATAGAGGCTTTTACGCGGCTAGAATGATTTTTAAGAAGGTTGATGTAGTCTTTTGCAGCAGCTACACCCTTATAAAGAATTCCTTTTACAAAGGTAGATTTTCCATCTGTCCTAACTGAAATAGGTTCACCAATAATCTTTTCTTTATGGCTTTCAACTGTTCCATCTGGATTTCTTACTTTATGTTGGTGATCGTCTGAAATAACTCCATTAGTCAAAAAGTATTCTTTCGACTTCATCAATGCTGACTGCAGAGTTCTCTGATTCTGTAAATCAAGATTTTCGTTAGAGGCTTCTACTTCAAAAATGTAGTTTCCGTTTTCATCTTCCTGGCCTGAGATTGATTTACAAATATTGCCTTCAATTAAAATTTCATTATCCATTTTCAAAAACTCCAAAAGACAAAAAAAATAGGGCAGCCACAACGAATAACGTTATGACTGCCCTTTTCAGAACAAATCTTAATCTAAATATGGAATATATTATTATTATAAATCTATAATTTTACATTTGTCAAGTTAGTGTATACTTTTAATATACACTTAAAACATAAAAAATAGAGAATAAATAATAGTATTTTATCTCTGAACCTTTATAGCCTTGCCGTTTTCAAACTTAATCTTAGGCTTTGGTAAACCTAATCTTTTGCAAAAATCTTCCATATCTTCACCGGCAATTTTATTATCCATTAAATCAGCTTTGGATAACGCTACATCTTTAGTCCATTTTTCTGGCTCTTTTGTTTTTGGTAAATCCATAGACTACCTCCTGTGTAAATATTTTATATACATATTATCGGTTTTGTCAAGTAAAAAAGTTACATTTAATTATTTATACTTCTTCACCCTTCTTAGCTATCTTTTCAGCCGTGTACTTATTTTTACCGGTATTTGGATCCTTTTCAAAAGGAATAAAGTTATCATAGAAGGACCAATCATCGGCAAAATCTTTTACTTTATCAAAATTAGCTTCATTGCCTGTCATATTAAGTAATACATCTGGCGGCACAAATCTACCGGTAAAATCTTCTACATTCTTTTCGGTAGGGCTTTCAATATAACGTTTAATAGCACGTTTCAAACTTTCCTGTTTTGGAACATGCATATAATAAGCGCCTGTTTTATATCCGGCATCTTTAGCTAGTTTTAATTCTTCAATCTGTTTATCAGCATTTGACATTGTAATATCCATTACAATATTAAGGCCCTGGGCCATAGCTGCCTTCATAAGCATTTTAGACAAATCTGAGCTTTCTTCATGGTAGGCCTTTGCTTTCCATCCTTCCCATTTTTCGCCGGATTCATTTGCTAATTCTTCTTTCAATGCATCTGGATCCACTACAATAACGTTATCCTCATTGTATACACCGGCATCAGATTTCTTTTTATTGAAAGTAGACTTTCCAGAACCACCACGGCCCCCTAAAATCTGGAAAGTAGGCAATTCACCGTCTTTTGGTGTAGCTGCTGCAACTTTCTCAGGTGATAACAATTTTTTGATAATTGTTTCATGCAATTTCTGTCTTTCTGGAGTATAAATAGCGTTTACACCTTCACCAGATTTACGGAATTTTGTAACTGTTTCAGGCTCTTTATTTGCACGTTCTAAGTCATATCTGAATTTCATTTCAAATTCAGGATGCTTTTTTACAATAGGCAATTCAAGAATAGCCTTAATTGCGTTTTTCATTCCTTCTGGTGTAGCTGCATTAATTGATTCATCGTCATAAGTTCTTTTATAATCAGCGGCTTTAAATTTACTTGCTGCAACCTGTTTACGGCCGTATGTTGGAGCAAGCTGTTTAGTAGGTGTAGTTACCTCTTTTTTGCCTGTTCCAACACTTTCAGGCCCCTTCTTTTCTGAGTTTCCTTTAGGTGTATAAACTTCTCTCCATTTTCCAGGAGCAACCTTTTTATATTTTTTACCTCTCCACTCTCTTATTGTACCAATTCCATAACCTCTTGATTTCTGAAAATCAATGTCATCAAGAAAAGTATTATAAACTGATTTCTTTACAAATAACTTTTTCATTTTACACCTCCCATTAAAGACAATTACAGCGATTAAAGGCTTCACTTACCATCATTTCAGTAGAATTGAACAATTCAGGCTGCTCTGCAGAATAATCATTGAACAATGATTCATTTTCTTCTTCCGGCTCTTCTTCTTCATCTTCTTCAACAAACATATCTACAATGAAGTCATCAAAAAGAGATTTCTTTACAGTAATTCCACGTTTCTCTAGTTCTTCCTCAAATCTCTCAATTACTTCTGGATGTTCTTTAGCTGTTGTTTGATACAAAATAGCATCTCTTAAACCTAATTTAAGTTTATTATCAACCTTTGTATCTTCTGTAATGTATTCTTTTTTATCCATTACTTTATCAAGGTTGAATTTCAATCTGTCATAATTGAGTTTCAATGTTTCATCACTCATATCCGCCATTCTTTCAGTAAGATTTGCTGCTGCAGAATCGGAAAGTCTCTTGAAACGATCACCATAATGCTCTTTTATTGAGGCTACAAATTCCTCGTTTGTCTTTTTATATGCTTCTTTAAGAGCTGATTTTTTTTCATTAGCATCTTTTTTCGCCTGTCTACCCTTGCCATAATCCATTTTTTTATCTGAGCCGGACATAGGCATAAGGATAGATGAACTAGAGCCGGTGTTAATCTCAATTGCCTTATCAGCTCTTTCACCTATCTGTAAAATGGATGTTTTACCAGATAAAGCATTTACCAGGTAATCAGCATTGATATTCATATAGTTAGTATCTTCTTTTGCCGGGCCCCAATCTTCGCTATATTTCATTTTTATATCTTTTGCTTCACCTACCGGAGTATCATCAATGAATACTTTACCATCACGGAATTCAAGCTGAACAAGATTTGTACCTTTTTTATCAATAGCACCATCTTTCTGCATTTCTTTAATCTTATCTTTTACAAGTTTTGTATCTAAAGTTGCTGTCTGTTTAAGATCTTCTGGAATAACCTTAGAATAATTAGGGAATCTTGCATCTACATCAATTTTTTTGATATTAATTCCTGATTTATCAGTATTAATATCAACATAAGAACCATTTGGTATACCTTCAAGTTCTCCAACTTCAATAAATTTCATTCTACGAGCATCAGTAGTTATAAGTTTTCCATTTTCATAATAGACATGCTTCATAAACTCTCTACTATCCCACTTTGGAGCTACACAATTTTTAAGAGATTCAATCTCATTTGCAAGATCTTTAGAATATGGCAATTGTACTTCATTTTCACCTACACTCTTATTACTTGCAATCGGCTGTAATTCATCAAAAGAAACAACCTTACCAGAATTATCTACACTGTAGATTTTTTCAGTTTTTTCCTCTTTAGGAGTTTCCTTAGTTTCTTCTATAGTTTTTTCGGCTTCGGATTCTTCAAGAAGTTTTTTACATTCAGTATAAAAGGCAGCACTTAAATGATTAGAACAAAGTTCTACCTGATGATCTATATCACTTAGCAATTCAATATCAGTTTCATCTTTACTTGTAAACAATGCGTTATCTTTTACATGCTTTTCAAGTTTATTAATCAGCTTATTTTTATATTTAGAAATAACTTCATTAACGGTTGTACCTTCATCAGCATATTCTGAATAGCGTTTAAGCCTTTCATCAACAAGTTTTTTGTTTTCTTCAAGTTTTCCTTCTTTTATTATCTCCGGTAATTTTTCCTTAATTTTATCAAGTTTTTCCTTTAATTCTGCTTCTAATTTAGGCTTTGCTGTTTTTTCAAACTCTGTATTGATTTTATCAATACCTTCTTTACATCTAATTGCATTTGCAATTTCAGATCTTACAGCCCATTCTTTACCTTCTTTATCAACCTTAAATATAGCATCACCTACTTTTAATTCACCCTTACGAGCTACTTCGTTAATTTTATCAGCCATTTCAAGATATTTTACACCCTCACCTTCATCATTTTTATCTACTCCACCAAAAGGCACTTCTTTAGTTTCAGTTTTCTTTTCATCTTCTGATTCTTCTTCATATCCAAATTCATTATTAATAGCATCCTTCATACGGCCTGAAAGTTTTTCAAGTTCTTCACGGTATTTTTTTTCACCTTCTGAAATGTTTTTTTCTGAATAAATGAGACGTAACTTACCTAAAGCCTCTAACTCTGGATCATTAAGTTCATTAGGATTCATCCCCTTTGCCTTTGCTTCTGGTCTTAATTTTTTAGCAACTTTATCATAGGCTTCTACAATATTATCAAGAGTTTCAGCATCATTTTTCCCCTTTAATGATTGCTCATACTCTTTTTCATAATCTTCCTGTGTTTTTATTTTCTTTTCAGCCGGCTTAGAAGTTGTTTTACTTCCCATATCACCGTTATTCTTAGCATCTACAGCGGCACGGAGTTTATCAAGAACCGGCAAGTCAATTCCATTTTCATCAACAAAGCGCTGTTTATTCTGCATTACAAAGGCCATAAGGTCCTCAACGTTATCAATCTTCTGTACTCTTGCAATCAATTTACCAATTGCAATATTTGTACCACGGCCTTCTTTATCAAAAACTCTGGCCCATTTACCCGGAGCAATTTTCTTATACTTCTTTCCCTTCCAAATTCTGACTGTTCCTACACCGTAGCCGGCTTTCTGGATCCATTTTCCACTAATAAGAGACTTTTCAAGATGTGTATAATGTCCTTCCTGAGAATTGAAATAATCAATTGCTTTTTTTACATCTTTTTCATCCTGTTTTTTCAAGATTTCAATAATCTCTTTTTTAAGTTCTGCTAACTTTCTATCGTTTACAGCCTTACAAACATTCTTGAATTCACTAGCCTTTACCATGAATCTTGCCATTTTCCAAATCCTCCCAGGAAATAAGTTAAAAAAAAATAAGGCAGCCGACTACTAAAAATAAGTAATCGACTGCCCTTTACAGACATATCTATGTATTTACTTTATTATGTTACATAATTATTAAATAATCAATATTTTTATTTTTTACGCTAAATATAACGTTTTTACTTGACTAATTTAATTATTCATACGATAATTTAATTAGTTCGGGATTTCTTAATCCCATCAGTTAAAGGGAAGTTCGTTTATGAGCTTCCCTTATTTCTTTTAAATCATAATTATGAAATTTTTGTTCTGTTTCTACCCACACAGATAATATTCCATTTTTTCCATCTTTTGTCATACTCTCTACAGCCTGGTCTAAAGGTAAATGAGTTTTATTTTTGTTCAATCTTACCTGTGTAGGTTTATTTTCAATCACATGTATAAATACACCCTCACAATTATATTTTTTCATACCTTTTTGATAATTATTCATAATTGAATTATCTTCTTTTTTATCTGTTTGATTTTTTGACTTTTTAAAATCTACAGGAACACCATTTACTATTGCATCAACTTTTTTACTTCCTATAGAAGGTTCCTCAATTAAATAAACCTTAAAACCTAAACTCGACAAAATAACAGCCTGTAACCTTTCTTTAAATTCATTATTGCCATGTACTCTGTTAGGATGTTCAAATATATAACCTTTATAAATATGTCCGGTTTCTGGTTCTGTTATTTTATAATATTTCTTTTTACATCCCTTATATCTATTACTAATCCAATCTTTTACTGATTGTGATAAATTAGTTCTATATTTTGTTAATAGGTTTTCAAGTTCTATACCTCCGGCAGCTCTTTTTCGTTTATCTTCTTCTAAAAGTTTTACCCATCTATAGCCTTCATGTGTACCATGTTTATCTTTTATTTGAACTAACTTCTTTACTAAATTTGCCTTAACTCTTTTATTATGATTTGATTTTTCAATATATTTTTCAGACAATTCATTATAAACATCAGATTGAACAAGTAATATCATTTCATTTCTCCAAAAACAGGTAACGCATCCTATAAAGGACACGTTACCAGAAATCTTTTCTACTCTTGCAGATAGATTACTATTTACGAATTAAGAAGCGGCCATCTTTAATAAGATATTTTGGAAGTGATTTCTCTATTTTACCGGCACCGTCAATGTCAATTTTAATATCCTTACCGGTTTCTGCCATAATCTGATTTACAGCATAGCGGCCGTTTCTATTCAATTGTCGCTGCCATGCACCCTGAGAAGGAGACCATCTAAAGCCGTTATGTTTAAGTTTATCAATAACGTCTCTTTCTGGCTTTCCATCGTAGATAATCTGAATTCTATCAAGCTCTGGATTTTCATAGATATAACCACCATCAAAATCTACACGGCCGGTATTTGTGTTTGAACCTGATCCGCCTTCATTATTGCTTTCAGATGCTTTTCTTTCATCAATAACGGCCTGTCTTTTCTGTAGTTCTTCAAGTCTCTGTTTATTTCTACGAATATCGGCTGTCTGATTTGAGCCAAACGGATGTTCTATCCCCTGTTTAATAACTTCATCAGAATATCCTTTTTCTTTTGCAGCATTTACAGTCTGAGTTAAAACTTCACGTCTTTTAGCTCTATCTTCATCAGATCTATCAGCCCATTGCCAATTGGTAATACCGTTCTTTTTACACATTTTGTTGTAAAGAAGTGTAACGTCATGTGAATCTTCCATGAACTTGATTTTTCCCTGGATTTTCTCAATAGCGTATGGATCTGTATTGTCAATCTTATCGCCATAACTCCATTTTCCCCTAGAGTAATCTTCAAAAACTTTCTTCTTTACATCTTCAACGCTATCATTACCGCCGGTATATTTCAGCTCTTTCAAACGTTTTTCAGTGTTCTTAATAAACTTTTCTTTCTTTTCTTCAAAAGTTTCGTAGGCACGTCTTTCTGCTTCCATCTTCTGATTAAAACGTTTTGTATTATATCTAGCCGGGCCGGCTACTGCCCATGAAGGGCCGGCAGCAAGTCTTTTACTTGCCATTTCATTATAGCTACTTCCAACTAATCCGGCATAAGCATTAATACGCTCCTGGAAATATGCTTTTTGCTGCTCATTCATCTTTGAAACATTGAACTTATCACGGAAATTTGACATTTCAACATTTACATCATGCTGATAAACTGAGCCGGCATTACCTGACATTGAAATATCACTAACTCTACGGGCTGTTTCTGAATCAATTCTAGGAATAGGTGTAACTATACCATCCCTAGCGTCTTTTTCATCCATTTCAGCCCTTGCAACGTTATCTCTTGCAGCATTAAGTTTCTTATCAAGTTCAAATCCGTTGCCCTGGCCTATCTGACTTTCAAGATCTTTTAATTCTTTTTTTGCATCTTCAACGGCATCAGAATCGCTCATTTTTCCGTTATAAGCGGCATCGTGTAAAGTCAAAAGCTCTCTACGATCATCACCGGTGTAATTCTTTGTTGAATCTGTAAGTCTGGTAACTTCGGCCATAAGCTCTTTTATTTTTGAGCTACCGTTAAGCCATTTCTGATAATCAGAATCAGGCCCCATATCCTTTTCACTCAATCCACCACCAAAACCGTTATTCTTTTCATAAAGAGCAACGTTTTCTTTTTTCTGTTTAGTGATTTCTTTACCAAGTTTCTTATATTCTGCTACAGCTTCATCCTTAGTAAAATTAGAATAATCGACTACAGGCTCATTTTCTTCCGGCTCAACAAGTCTAAATCCGGCCGCATTATCATTGCCTAACATAGCATTAGAGCGATTTTCATGCTTCTCTGCTTCTGTTTCTTCCGGCTCTGTATCAGGCTCATTCTTTACTTCTTCAAGTTTCTGTTTAAGCTGCTCACGATAGTCTTTTTTACTCTGTATTGTTTCTTCATCATCAAGATTGTTGATTTCAATACCGAGTTTAATAATTCTATCTTCCAAAGTCTGTATTTTTTCTTCTTTAGAAAGTCCACCAAGATATACAGGAGGTTCTTTTTCAAGGGCCTCAGCAAATTTATCAAGCAATTCACCAAATTTTTTAGCTTCTTCTTTTTCAGCCTTCTTTTTCTTTTCTTCCATTTCTTTCTGGTATTGTCTGGTTTTTGCTTCCTTCCAGATTTCTTTATTTTTTTCCTGTATATCTCGTCTTTCCCTATAGGCTTTCAGTTCTTCTTCTGTAGGCTCTGTAAGCTGTTTTTCAAGGTCCTTAATCTGGTTTTCAATTTCTGTCTGCTGCTCTTTTGTCAAACTAGCCCATTTTGTAGCACGGCCACGATAAAGTTCACGTTTCAAAGCCATAAGTTTAAGATGGTCGTAATATGGATGATCCGGGAATACACTACAACTATCTTTCTCAAAATAATCTGTCATCATATCAGTATTATTTTCAGGATAGAAAATAGAAGGAATACTAGCACCGTAACTATCAGCATACAAGCGAATATATTCACTTCCATCATCAGCTTCACGAATTGTAGCGTCAATCTTTTCAAGTTTACCGGATTTATCTTTAATACCATCTTTTGTAAATCTGTATCGAGGAATATTTGAAGTATCTGAGCTTTCATTATAGGCATTACTTACACCCATAACAGTATTAAAGAACTTCTCAGCAATTGTTGAACCTGTTGCACCGTCAAGCTGCTCTTTAAGATCGTTTACTTTCTTCCAAACTTCTGTAAATGTTTCATCGTCATTAGGCATATATCTAGGTCGATAATTCTCTTTTTCGGCCATTTCTTTCAAGTCTACAACGATATAACCAGGTCGCTTAAACTTATCTTCATAGTTGATTCTTACAGATGGATTGTCGATTGTTTCAGTATCACCCAAAGAGAATGAATAGCCATCACCAAAGGCCAAAGCATCTGAGTAATAACCACCGAATTTCTTATAAAGCCAATCACTAGAAATAGTCTGGCCCTTTACCTTACGTTTAATCCATTCATTGATTGTATCATGGTATACAGAAGGAATTTTGAATGAGCCTTTATTTTCTTCTTTAAGTCTATTTCTAAATTCAGCAATCTTCTTTTCAACTTCATCTTTTTCTTTTCTGGCAGCACGTCTTTTTATATCTTCTTCCTGTGTTGTATGTCTATTGCTCCATCCGCCATTCTGCTTAAATTCCTTTTCAAGAACATTATAACGGTCTATCAGGGCCTTAAATTCAGCCTTGTCTTTTTCAATCTTAGCTACTTCTTCGACAGTTTTTTCCTGTTCTTTCTTGAAGTCTTTTTTAGCGTTCTGGTTGCCTTTCATAGCTTCACTTAAAGATGTAGTATCTTTAATTTCAGTCTGAACGGCCTCGTTAGTTCCGTTAATATCCTGTTTTTTAGCATTTTCTGTAGCTGTTTCAGTAACTTTTTCTTCTGCAGTAGGTGTAACTTTCTGTACATCTTTTGCTGCAAATCGGCCCATAGAACCATCATCAAAATTAATAAATACCATACCATTATTAAAGTCTTTTACAACTTTTCCGGTCTGGCCTTTATAAGTTACTTTATCACCTACGGCAATTTTACCCTGTACAGGTTTTAATATCTCTTTTACTTTTTCTGTAAATGTTTTTTTGCCACCGTTCAATGCTGTCTTAGCTGTTCTTACGGCTTCTTGTAATTCTGAAACAATATCAAGTGTTTTTCCGTTTGTATCCTGGAATCTGTTTACATTTTCCATAACAATCTGCAGTAATTCATCTGTAGATTTTGCGTTCATTACGGCCTTTTTAAGATATGCTATAGACTGTTTTGCACCACGGCTATTAGATTCATAAATCAATCTCCATTTGCCCGGAGCAATCTTTTTATATTTACGGCCTCGCCATTCTCTTACAGTTCCAATACCATAACCACGGCTTTTCTCAATCTCACTAAATGTGGATGGATTCATAACATTGTAGATGTATTCAAGCTGATTAAGAGATTTATTAATCTCTGCCGGAGCATCATCTGTCTGCTTATTCAAAATCGCAATAATCTTCTTCTTAAAGTAATTCAAGTCTTTAGCCATCTTAATTTTCCTCCCAGGAACGAAAAAAAATAAAAAAAGGCAGCTACCAAAAAACAGATCCAAAAATCTGTTAATTGATAACTGCCCTTTTCAGAACATATTATTTGTAATGTTTAAGTTATTTTATAACAGTATTACCCAAAAATCAATTACTAATTGCCTGATAATAAATCGTCTATTTTTTCTGTAAATGATTTTTTCACCGGTTTTTCAATTATAGATTCCTCACCGTGTAATTGTTTCATATACTGATTAAATTCCTCTACAATTCCGGCCGGAGCGCCTTCTTTAAGATGCCAATTATCTTCTTCCATAACAAAATATGGAGAATCTAAAAATAGTGGTCTACTTCCTATCATACCATACCTCTCATATATTTCTTATATTTTAATGTTTCCTTAAAAACTTCAACTGCAAAAGCAGAAGGATTTTCACTTCCTAAAGCCTGTTGTAAACACTCAGCACCAAATTCGTCTGCATCTGTTGTAGCATATTCCGATATACCAAATTTTATAATATCATCCTGTTTAGGTCCACCTTTTTTACCTCGCATTTTCAATCGTTTAGTTACATTTTGTTTTATTCTTTTTGCAAGCCTTCCATGTGTCATAACATGATAATATTCATGGTATGTAATATCTTTTGCCGATGTTCCTTTAGGATGGAAAGATCCTTCTGTTCCCTCATAAGTATCTTGAAAATTTGAATAATCACTATAATTTTTTGAATTATAGGTAATCTCTCCACCCCTGGCAAAAGCCCACCAATTTTTATAACATGGTTCACACTTCATTGAAATATTTCTACCTTTTTGTTCTGGAAATATAGCAAATAACCGTTCCATGCACTTAAACACATCTTTAGCAGCATTTACATCCATTCTTTTTAAGTCTAATCGTTTGTTTCCTTCATCAGAATACCAATCTTTAGACTTAATCAGGTTTTCAACATCTTCCGAAATTTTACACTCATTTATTTTTTCATCCTTGCCATATTTATAACCTCGTAAATAATAATAAGCTATCGGCCCCATAAAAACATCAAGTTTCTTTTCAAAACTATCTCTTTCTTCTGCAAGTTCATTAGCTTGTTTTCTGTAGCTTAAAACTTCATCCCATATTTCATGTCTACTTTCATCGTGGTTTAGTAATAATTCATGGTATTTATTTCTTGCTTCATTTTCTTTTTTAATTACATCTTTTAATTTTTCCTTTAGTGTATCTCTTTCAGCCATAAGAGAATTTACACCTTCCAGGGCTTTAGTTACTTCTTCATCGGAATAAGTTTTTAGTCCATTATCCTCATTAATCTTATTTATCTTTTCTTCCCTGGCAACCTTAGCAGCTCTATTTTTCTCTTTTATTTCTTCATTTACTTTATGCTTTACACGATTTTCAACATCTTTTAATAATTCATCAAAATTAGAAATACCATTAATAACACACCATCTTTGAGCAGCTTTCTTATCTGTTATATTTTTCATAAGAGTAATTAAATTTGTATAAACAGCCCATGTAGAATTTTTGTGTTCATTTACAAATTCATTAATCTTATTATTAAAATCAACAATAGCACTGTTTTCTGAATCTGGAATATCAGCCCTGTTAACATTTTTTTCGTTTTCAATTCCTACAAAAAAGTCTTTTTTAATATAATTCTTTTCAACTTCATTAAAGCGCCACTGTATTCTTGATAATAAAGGATGCAATTCACCTTTTAATCTTTCATAAGCTGCTGATTTATTCCAATCCCCTTCATTTTCTGCTTCACGTAACTTTTTTGTAATATTACCGTAAAGTTCTGTTGCCTGATCGTGAATAGCTTTCATAGTTTTATAATCGCTATTATCATAATCAACATGAACGGTTTTATTATAAGCTGCATCTATTTCCTTTATTTCATCTGAAATTCTTTCATCTTCACTCTTTCCATTTTCCTTCTTAAACTGTTCTATCTGTTCCTGGGTAGATGGTTTTCCTGTATTCAAGCGGCCTCTACTTTCTTTTACAGCGTTTTGAAGTTCTTCCACAATCGGCAGCAACTTACCATCAGCATCCATGAACCTGTTAGTATTTTCCATTACAAGTTGTAATAATTCGTCTATGCTCTGAGCATTTGCAATTTTCTTTTTGATGATATTAATAGACTGTCTGGCCCCTCTTGTATTTGAATCGTAAATCCTTCGCCACTTTCCAGGAGCTATTTTTCGAAATTTCTGGCCCTTCCAAACTCTAACCGTACCTATTCCATAGCCGGCCTTTTCAATTCCTATTTCAGAATATGTCTTTTTAATTGAATTGTCATAATCCTCTATGGCTTTACTTACAATTTCTTCATCATTCTTTTCCAGGACCTTAATTAATTCCTTCTTAAAATAATTTAATTGCGCTGCATCCTTCTTTTTATTCAAGCTCTTAATTAATTCAGCACTTACTACAACCTTCATTTATGGCCTCCCACGTAAAATATGACTTTTTTGCTATTTACGGATTTACCGTATTTAACACTTGTTTTCTTGTCTAAAACTGTCTAAAATCTTGTCTATTTACGTCTAATATGTAATTAATAATGTCTAAAAATGTCTAACTATCCACGTAAAATATTACTTTTAGACTTTTTAGACTTCTGGATAATATCTAATCCAGGAACCTCTACACCACGGATGAACTATACCGACCGGACAATCACCCTCATTTTTACCATCCCATATAGCATATTTAGCATAAGGATCTTTAATTCTCTCATTAGGCAATGGAACATCACTCCATAAAACGATAGTTCCATTAAGTTTTTTACACTGTTTACAAGTGTTATCATCCATCATTTCAAAACGCTTAAAATAAACTTTAGAATTCGGCTCTGAGTTATATACTTCTTCCTGGATATATGCACTATTAGCGGCCATCTGGACCTCGCTATCAGCAATTCTCTGCATATCTCTATTAAGACTTGCACACTTATCAAAAAGATTCTGAGCTACAACGGATTTACTTTGTTTATCTCTAATACCATCAATAATTATTTGCTGTATGTTATTTCGTATGTCATCACTTACTCTAGTAACTCTCTGGGCCGCTGAATCTACTGCTATTTGAATTCGGGCCTGTCTCTCTCTGGAAATAACATCCCCGAATTTATCTTTCATGTTTTTAATAGAATCACCAATCCAATCAACGTCATATCTTTTGGCTTTAATATCAGATAATGACATTTTTCTTACGGCTTCCAGGCTATTTGTTTTTGAAAGTCTATCAAGAATAATTCCTAAACTTTCTGCAGACAATACAATTTTCTCACCTATTCCGGCATAATTACGGTTAAGATATTTTTCAAGCTCTACAACAAACATTTTCCATTCTGATTCTTTAATAGGAAGTCCTGTAGATGGATTATACAAAATCTTGCCTTTATGCTTTAATTCACCGGCCTTACTTACAATTCTAATATCCGGCAAGTCAAAATATGCAATAACAAAATTATAAATAGCTCTGGTCCTATTTGTGAACTCTTTGAAATACTTATCTACAAGTTCTTCCTGAGCTTTATATACAAAAGTCTCACCTTTACTAGCACCGGAAATATCAGCATCAAGAGACAACGCAATTTTATGTACGGCCTTTTCAATTTTGCTTCTGTCAAAATCTGTTATTCTTACAAGTAAATTACCATAACTTGTAGATGCATCTGCCGGAATATGTTTAATCATAAACGGCTGATTATTTGCAATAGCATTTAAGGCCTTATTTACCTGTTCAAGTTTCTGCTGTTTATTATTTTCTGTAATATCAGTAATGTTTATATCAAAAGATTTATGAACCATTTTCCCCTTATGACTGAAAATAAAGCTCTTAAACTGCTCCATTGTCATTGTTGTCATGCTGCCATAAAAACCTGGCCTATCGTATTGTTTCATATAGGCTTTTTTTGCATCCTCAGCACTTGCAAAACATAACATACATTTATCTTCATCGTATTTATGTGTTACCGGATCATTCTGGTGGATTACATAAACCTTTTCAGCCTTTTTATCTGGACCTACATAGCAATCTAAGTGATCTTTGTCTACTCCTACAGTTCCACGGATATAACCATAATCATAATTCATATATGTCCGCCATTTATGACCGTCTTTATCTACTCCTGAACGATATGAGCCTTTTTTATTTTCGATAGAAATATCCATACCATAAAGTTTAGTTCTACCCTGTAATTTATGGCCGGAATAAGTTAGAGATTTATTCAAATCTTTATAGGCTTTATATGCAATTACATTCTCTGCATCCTGATGCAATTGTTCTTCTGCAACATACCTTGTTAGTTTATCATCGTATTTTTGAATAATAGAATCATAATCTAAACCTTTTTTATTACAAAGATGATGTAATTCTACTTTCCAATCAGTAAAAAGAGATTTATTTATAGTTTCAGGATTAATAATATAAGCAACTTTTTTATTTAATACACGTTTATCTTCTTTTTCACAATTTTTTACAACTGATGCAGATAATTTATCATTGTTACCTATTTCAAACTTTACAAGTTTTTCATCTTGCCAATCTCCACCACAAGCAATTATGAAATATGTATCAGAAAGTTCCATAAGTTCACAATTCTCTAAATCTTGTCCTTTTGGATAACCTTCAATCTCATAAACTTTTTTAGGAATTAAATGAAAATAATCTCTTTCATCATCCATCAGTTTTAACATTTCGTTTTGCAATTCTGGTGATAATCTTCTAGTCCACAAATTAAACAGTTTATCAGTAATAGTTAGAGATTTCTCATATCTTTTTCTATCAATTTCTCTATCTAATAAAATTATTTTTCGTAAATCTTCATCAACTCTATCTAATAAATCCACATTTTTATTTGACTGTAATTTGCTTGTTATTTGCTTATTTTGAGAATTTAAGGCTGATTTTTGTAGTTTTTCTGCAAATTCCGGCTTAATATCCTCGATTTTTGGAGATTTTAATTTGACTGTCATTTGCTCAACTACATCTTTTTTTACCCTTACATTAGCCATTATTCACCATCCTTAGATAAATACATATCAATGTACCCTTCATCTTTTCCCCAGGTAGTAACTCGCATCCAGGAATAACAATCATCATTAATCTTAAAGCGGCATAAATAATATGTTTCGGTCCTGGCCTTCTTCTTTTTATTCCACTGTCCTACCACCTCAGAATAAAGGAAATAATCTTTTACATTCTCAGCGGCCTTAAAATGTTCTTCCGGTGTAAATCCTCTTACCACTGAATTATTAATTGATTTGATACATCCGATTTTATTCATAGATTGACGGTTGAATATAAATCGAATTCCGTTTTCCCTTTTTTCAAACAACTTTTTACGTTCATGTCCTACAGCATTACGAAAATTGTTTCTCAATCCATCCAGACTTTTCAAATCAATTGTGTTTACCATACTTCCCCCTAACTTTTTATGGTTAAACAAAAAAGCAGCCGGCAACAATCCTTAAAAGATATTGCCGACTGCTCATTACAAACAAATCGTATTTATATTATAAATCACTTTTTGTATAAAATCTATTATTAATTTACCAATTTGAACCTGGTTTCTCATATCCAAACATCGCATTTACTTGCCGCAAGCTCTTACCCTTTTTAATAACATTAGTCTCACCGTAATTGTTTACGGCATTTTGATTTTTAAGCTCTACCTGGACTACTTCTCTTTCTGCATCCGTTTTATTTACGTTTTCGGCAATCTTTTGGACTTCTGGATTATTTACAGTTTTCAAAAGTTCCTGTTTTTTCTTTCTTCTCTGAGCATAGAAATTATCATTTTTAGCATCTGTTGATACTACGGCTGAATTTGCCAAAGCCCAAGCCCAAAAACTATCCGCATGGCCTTTATCATCTCTACTTGCATCATAACTAAAATGTTTTCCACCACCTCTATCAATTCTTTTTATACTATGAATCTGCATGTGAAATTCTTTATCATTACTCAGTAAGAATTCTTTCTGTTCAAGGCCACGTTTTACATCAATTGCTAAAATCTCTTTTGATTCCTGAGTAAACTGAACACCTTCTACACGATCACCTACAACTGCATGTACATCCTCATAAATATTATCACCTATTCCGGTTCTATCAATTTTGCCACGGAATACAGGTAATTCTTTATAGGCTTTTATTATCATTTCTTTCTGTTTTTTATAAGTTTCATTTTTTAATTCAATTCTGGCAAAATCTCTTTTCTTGCCCTCTGCTGTTCTTCCCATTAAAAACAAAACACTTAAATCTTTATGGCGGCCAACATCATAACCAAGGAATAAAGTCTTTCCGTGATATTCTGGCCGGTAATTAAGAATAGCTGTATCTAAATCTTTATAAGCCTGAAAATCTATTCCACGGTTATATTCCCAATATTCTTCATCACTCATTTTTTCGCATAAAGACAAATCAATATCAGATTCCCTCTTTCCAGGTGTGTTTTCATAAATCAAATCAAGTGAAATATAGCTTTCTGATGAATCAATAAACATACATTCAAACTCTTGTTGAAATGTATCCATATCACTGTTTTGAAAAATCATTTTTAAGATTTTTGTTCCAAAAGTCTCTACACGTTCTTCTGTAGATAACTCTGGAGCAACTTTTACAGCCGTAGGAACATCTACACAAAGATCACGGCAAAACCACCAAGGAATATTGTATCTTTCATAATCGTATGTCTCTTTGTCAGTTAAAATATCATAGAATTGGCCGATTTTACCTAGAGGCGAACTTCCCATTTCAATAGTTCCACCACGAGAAATTACAGGCAAAGCAGCATCATAGACTAATTTTTGCATCTTAGGATTATAAATAGCAAATTCATCAAGAGAAATATCACCACCTTTACCACGAGGCGGCCTACAAGGAATAGATATAAGTCTTGATTGAGTAATACCGTTTTTATCCTGGAAACATAACATAGATTTATTATCAGTTATGAGCTTTTTCTTTGCATCACAATCTGGAATAGATTCATAGAACTGTTTAGCGTAGGATATTTTCTCTAGTGCATCTTCTTCATTGTAAGAGACAAACTGTTTTGTATATCCTATCCTGGCCGGATCCATAGCCTTTATCAGGCCCTTCAAGCTGCAGATAAACGACCAACCTACACGTCTTGACTTTACAATAGCGATAAATCTGGCCATAGATTTTATATATTCATCTTGCCAAAAGTCTAAGAGTAAGTCTTTCTGTTGAAATTGTATGTAAGTATAGGCATAAAGCAGCCGTTCATCTTTTGAAAACATTAATTCTGGCCTCCAAAAATTTGAACATTCTTTTTAGAATTAAGACAATTTACATATTTTTCAGTATATTCCTTTTGTGTAAGCCATCTTATGTTTTCTACACAATTATCACCTTTATTGCCATTTATATGTTCAATTACTGTTTGATATTCAGGTGTATCTAACCAACAAGCTGCAACAAGTCTATGTAATAACCAACTTTCCCCTTTTCTGCCCCCTAAAAATATTTCAAAATAACCTGTATTAGAAAGTGTTGGTATACATTTTTTTTCTTCATAACATCTTTTTCTTCCGACTTTATCAGTTAATTCAAAATAACAAGATGCAACTTCACCATTTTTAAAAACTTTATATTTTCTACCGTTTTTACAAGTATAGATACGATATTCATTTGTGAGATAACGATATTGTAAAAAAGTTTCCTGTTTCATTTTCTCAGTCCTTAAATTTCGCTATATCTTCCGGTGTAACACCCATACTAATCATTAATAATGTGCAATAGCCTATAATATCTGCTACATCATTAATACGCGGCTTTTCATCTGGATTCGACATAACGCGGCCTAATTTATCATCTAGCCGGATAAGAATTGAATTAGTTGAATCACCTTTATAAAAAATCTTTTTAGGATTAATAGCTGAATCACCGTATTTTTGATTTTTATACAGGAGTAAATCTTTCATACTATCGAGTAAGGCGGCAATTTTTTCTTGTGTATCAGTATTTGGAGTATGTTTCTCTGCGGCCATAAAAGAATTGTAATCCTGTTCAACTTGCGTAATAACATTTTTATATGGCAATTCTAACTCCCAATGATCAAGATAATTTACAAAAAAGATATTAGGTTCCTGACATTCTTTTATAATAATCTTACAGCCTACAATGTTTGGAATATAAATAGTCCTATCTTTTTTACAAACTTCATGCTTCATTCCTTTTAATTCTAGCTCTACAGCAACGTCAAAAATAGTTTTCATTTAATAAAATCCTCCGCTTCAATTACAAAAAATACTTTTCCTTCCGGTGTTTCATAAGGTTTTATTTTACCTACGTCATAAACACCGTCTAAACGTTTTATATAAACCTCACTTTCTGCATATCCATTATGGCCTATCGTCTGTAGCTCTGTTGTCAAATCTCTTATAGTTTTCTTTCCCATTTTTTTAATCCTCTAGGCCGATTTCTTTTTTGATATATTCAAGCAGCTCTTTTTTATCTCTGGCCGCAAAACTTTTTACACTAAACCCTGATTTAATTACAATGTGATTAATATGCTTTTCATCTAAATACTCAGATAAAAGACACATTGTTTCACAATCAGTATCAACATCTACTCTGAAAACGTGAAAATCATTTTTGTTTAGAGACTTAATCTCTTTAATCAATTTTAATGTTTGTAGTAGTTTTTTCATCTTTCTTTTCCTCTATGAACCATAAGCGGCCGTAATGATCTGTTTCATCACAATCTCTATCAGGCTCAACTGTTGTATATAAGTCCTTATGTAAACAATAAGGACTTCCATCATCTTTCACACACCATGTACACCGGCCACATTTTTCTTTATTGCTGCACATTTTTCTTTACTTTCCTGTTCAAAAACATTTCCTTCCAAATTGGATCTTCCGGTAAATAAATTATTCTTTTGCGCTCATTGGTTATAATGTCACCAAAAAGAAGGAAATATTTAAGTTTTTCAAGTTCAAACTCTGTTTTACTTTTACACTTAATCATAAATCCACTCCATTTTTCATAACCAAGGCAATAGATTCTTCTATATCGATAAAAACCTGTTTCCATTCTGCAAGACTTTCTTCTGTCATAGGAATACCGGCATTATTTTTCATTTTTACCCCAATTTCCATTTTTTTTATCTTTCAAATATTCTGTATATGCTGAATAACGTTCTTGTATATCATCAGTTAAATAAGCATGAAATTCACAATAGGCCTCAAAATCTTGGAATAAACCGCATGACTTAAATTCAGGGCATCCAAATCTATAAATACAGTTAGGAACAAGAACATTTGCTATTTCTGGATATAATTTTTCTAACTCAGTCTTAAAATCTTCTGCAAGTGTACGAGCTTCTTTTGTTGCACAAAAACATAGTCTTTTCCTCCATGCATCTATAAGATTTTGTACATTTGCAAAACCGTCATAATTAACCGGTGAATCTTGCGGCGCTTTATTTCTGTCATAATTATTCTGGCGATCATTTCTTTGTGAAGTAATAAACTTTTCAAATTTATGTCTGCTCCATTCTGTAGCTACCCAAGATTTTATATTTTTCCAAGTCCAATCAATTTCTATAAGTCTTATAGGAGTATGTTCTGAGATTAAAAGTTTCTTCTTAAAATCTTCTGATGGTTCGTTTTCCGTAAACTCTTTTCCTACGGTTGTCCTACAGTGATTTTTTACACGTTTCCAATCTGCAGCAATAAAATTAAAAATTGTCATATTTCACACCTTAATAAACTTTCGTAATAAAAGTTGCAGTATTTTCTAAAATACATTTCAAATCATCAGAATAACCAAACCGTTTTTGATTAATTTCAATTGATCTAAAAATATCTCCATCTGTATGTCTTTCTGATGCTGCTTTCCAATCACAAATCATTTCAATTAAATCAATAAGATTCATACCACTTATGCCATTCTCAAAATGTTCTGGATGGTGTCTATTATTTGCATAATGAATATCCAAACCTTCTTTTAGTCCGGCAAGAAATTTTTTATATTCTTCACTTCCATAAGTACATTCTTTTAATTTTGGTGTGTATTCATCAAACAATGCTTTTTCCGTTGGATTATCAATTTTATCGTGATCATGTTTCAAAGCTCTTATTGATAATTCATCCATAACCTTAGCAATGTAATTTTGTACTTTTACAATATGTTCAAATGTATCTTTCTGACTATCGTATTTCATAATTATGCTTCCTCGTCTTGATCTTTCATAGTTTCGATAAATTCCCCGGCTGCCTCAGCTTCAACCTGGTTATGTTGAATAATTGATATTTTAGCCGTTACTTTATCTTTAATAGCTTCAAGAGTTACAACGGTATCAGTTTTCTTTTCATCGGCCCCTGTAATTTTTGAAGTCAAAAGTTTATGATAATTCATAAGGGCCTGACGTGCTGATGCTCTTGTTTCGATTGAATAATGAGCATAGCCATTTTTATCGTAGTCAAATCCGGCTACCATTTTTTTCTGACTAGGTGTTAAATCTCTAAGTTGTTTATCATCAATAATGTCAAAACTACCTTTTTCCCCCAGATCAATTAATTTATCCTCTTTGAAGGCTGTTCTATCACAATTCAAAACTTCGCGGCAAAATTGAATATCTTCGCGGAAAATATCTTCAATTTCCTGTAAAGACGTTGTATTAAATAAATCATCAACACGTTTTCTAATATGAGGCTGCTGCAAGGCCCATGATCCATATGCTTTCCAATAAGCGCCGGCAAGTTCACCGGATTTATTTACCTTACCGCAAGAAATTGATGTAGGACTTGTATAAAAAAGAATGAATAATTTTTCTTTTGCTGTAAATTCTTCACCAAAAGAAGCAAGCATTTTATCAAGTCTTTCATCACCATCTGGACCTTCTGGAAGTCTTAAAATATTTTTAATTTCTTCTCTGGAAGGCTCTGTATTTTTCTGCTTTTTCTTTGTTTTAGTAGGTTGATTTTCAATCTTCTTTCTTGCCATTTTCAACCTCTGCATTTTTAGCACAATTGTGAATTAAATAGCCAAAAGTCACGCGGCCATTTTCCGTAACAAATCTTAATTTTTCAGCATCACAAGCTATAGATTCCTGAGAAGTTGTAGCGATGTATTTTATTTCAGCTCCGCAATTTTTACACTTCTGCATTATCTGGCCCCCAATTTTTCCTTTAGATTCTGGCCGTTGAATGACATACAGTAATTAAGACGTTTTATATTTCCCAGGATTAAATCAAATTCGATGCTGCCGTAAAAATTTGGACTTGTACAAAGCTCCATCAACTTTTTATCAAAATCATCATTGTCATTGTTAGATTCTTCTAACCGTGAATTTACTGTTATTGAAACAATATTTGATTTTTCAATTCCGAATTTTAAGTGACCTGTAAAAGCCTTAGCTTTATACTTTTCAACCTCTGCGTTTATTTCAGCAAACAGCATCTTTTCCCCTCTTAATTTTTTATTTTAACATACAATTTACTTTTTGTAAAACTTGTATATATATTGTTTACACTGTAAATCAAAATAAAACCTAGAATTCGCTCTAGGATTGATTTTGAGAGGCCTTTTAACGGTTGGTAATGAAATATCATTCCCAGGACTGTTTCAGGCCGTTTTTAACGAATTTCATACTTCTCGAAATTCGTAATCTTTATATAAATACTTAAATAATTTTCGTTTTATTATATATGCTTTATTTTGTTTTGTAGCCGGGCTTTTTACATCCTCACAAATCAACCGGCCATTTTCTTTATAAGTAAAATCTGCTATGTAGTACACAGCTCTTTCTCCAGGTGTTTTAGGAACAAGTACAAATCTCTTTTGTCTTTCCAGATCTGTTATAACTCCGGCCTTTAATAACATGTTTAATTCTAAAAAACGCTCTGATTCTTTTTTTGAATCAAATACGATATTTCCAACAACAGTTTTGTTATTACCGTATTTTGGCCTTTTTGTTAAACTTGCATAAGGATTATTAAAGTTATACATTCCTAACACTCCATAAAAGCCGGAAAGTATATTTACCGTAAAAAATTTACGGCATCCAAATTAATACACTTTCCGGCGGCTTAAAGTCATTTTCACTCTGTCTTTTTTTTAGACAAAGCATTTGAAATTACAGGTACAAGAATACCGGCAATCAATGTAACTACCGCAACAATAGCGGCGATCAATTTTGAATAAGAATCCTGAGCCATTTCAGCAAAAACAGCAGCCAAACCACTGATAACCATAAGAATTATAGCGGCAAGCAGAAAACCGTTTTTCTTTTCAGATTTATTCCAGGTTGCAATAATAAGACCACCAAAACCAAAAGCACCAAGACCAATAGCCGGCAAGTCATTAGCTACATCGGTAAAATAACCAAGTGCCAAACTTGCAATCAAGGCAACAATTGATACGATAGTCAAAATAGTTTTCTTGTTCATATTTCCCCTCCTTCCTATGAAGTTTATATTTCAACCGGTTTTATTATGGGTAAGGTAATTTTAATTACACGCTATATGAAATAGTCATTTCCCCACTAAAAGCCGGTAAAATTCTAAAAAGTGTCATTACCTGGCATTTAGTACCTTACTCAGCTTTAACTCTGGTATCTGTTTCAGCTTTTCATATCATCCAGGCCGCCTGACAAGGCTACCGGTTTTAATTTTAAGAACTTTCAACGAACCTTTTCAAAAAATCTCGACCGGCCAAGAAGTTTATCTAAATCTATTTTCACTCATACGAGCTACTTACTAGGTTAAAATGGAATATCTTCCGGGAATCCCTCACCATCTGCAGCCGGTGTAGATGCTGTATTATCAGCCGGCTTAAATGTTGGAGCCGTATTACCTGAGCCAACATCTTTTTTTGATAATAATTCTACAGAATCAGCAATTAAAGAAAGTTTACTGTAATTTTTATCGTCTTTAGTCCAACGATCCTGTTTGATATATCCGGTAACACATACTTTTATTCCTTTTTTCAACAGATTCTTCATGTTATCAGCAAGTTTTCCAAAACAAGTAAAATCCAAGTATGAGACTTCATCTATCCATTCATCACCGCTTTTTTTTGAACGGTTCACAGCAATCGAAAAATTCAATCTACCGTTATTGTTTGATAAAACAGCATAATCATTATCAGAAATATCTCTTACAACATTTCCAATTTCAACAAAAAAGTTAGTATTAGTCATTTTTTTCCTCCTGACATTTTACGGTTCAAAGTTGTAAGCGGAATATTTAAAATCCTACTCAACTCTGTAATACATATTTTTTTCCCCTTAAAATATACATAAGTATTGGAACTTCTGTTTTGTGCCTGTTCCTTCGGTGTAGCCCATCTACAATTTTCTGGATAGTAACCTTTGTTATTATCAATTCTGTCAATACTTAATCTATCATTATATCCACTATTCAAAGCCCATTTTTGAAATTTTTCAAAATCTAGCCAATCATTACAAATTTTAATTCCTCTTGCACCATATCTTTTATATCGTGCCGACTTAGGATTTAAGCATCTAGCTTTCATTCCTTCCCAAATAATAAATATACGTGTTTTTGTTTTTCCATGTTTAGTGTTTGCTTTTTTACACATTTCTTTTTGATAGCAACCACATGATTTTGTACCATTTTTTCTTGTTAAATTATTTCCTAAAACAATTGTTGAATTTCCACAATCACATTTACAATTCCAATAAATTCTATTTCCTTCTTTTCTGTTCAATGAAATTACAGTTAACAAACCGTATTTTTGACCTGATAAATCAGTAAATCGAATTTTGTTTTTCTCACATCCGCAAGATTTTTGAATGTTACTTAAAACATGATCACATCTAATAGTTTTTTCTATACCACAATCACAGCGGCATAGAAAATAACTATTTTTTTTGCCTTTCTGAAATCCAATGATTAAGAGTTTATTATATTTTTCTCCTACATGAGATTCATAAGGTATTCTCATAACTTCCCCTTACAAATACAGTCTGTTTTTACGATTCATTTTTGAATCAATTTTTTTGCCGTTCATGTGCGACCCCATTGTACGGTTAGTATGCTTTCTAACCTTGCCATTTCTGGTATGTGTTGTTTTTGCCATAATTTACGTTACCTCCCTAAATTATTTATTTCGCATATTAATCCTGTATGAATCAAAATTAAATTCGATGCTCATACAGTTTTCTGTAAATCTATCAAAAATAGGTTTTCCTAAATATTCAACCAATTCTTTTTTTGATTTATTTGAAATCAGAACAGTACACTTTTTATTTTCATATCTCTCATTGATAATCATAAAAAGATATTTTACTTCATCCTTGCTTTCAAACTTTCCAATTTCGTCAATAATCAAAACCGGATAATCTTTATATCTTTTCAAAAGTTCTTTTTTGGATTCATTTGCCTTAAAACTCTTGCAATCGTCTAGTTCAAGTTCTATTTCATAAGATTTTACAAAATGAGCATGTAAACATTCACGGCAAAGAATTGCAGCAAACATTGTTTTTCCGGTTCCAGAATTTCCAACCATCCATAATGTTTTTTCCTGGTAATCCTGGATAAACAACTTTAATTTATCCAAAACTTCCTTACGTTCTGGAATATTGCAGTTATAATTTTCAAAACTAGCATTATAATATCTTTCACCTATTCCACTAGCTTCAAGATTTTTCTGTTTTTCCTTTTCTTCATGTTTACGATTTTCTTTTTCCTGAGCTTCTATTTCTTCCGGTGTAGGCTGATGATTTTCATTCTGCTCCATTTCCTGACAAAGAGAATCAAGTTTATCAAGTCCAAAATTAAGACCTTTTGTTACTTTAATTTCATCACTCATAACTTTCCCCTGATTAGAATGGTATATCTGATTCATTTACATTTTCAGTAAATCTATCACTTTCAGCTTTACCAATATTTTTTGAATCGTACCAATTAGATTTATTTGACTGCTGCTGATTATTTTGAACTGAGCCATTGATTAAACGGTTGATTACATTACCTGAAAGAATCAAATCAAAAGCATAACCATTATTAATTACAAAATTATCGTATGCAGCTTTTTTAACAGCATTTTTGATAACTTCAACCGGAATATTATTATCAAATAAACCTTTTTCAAGCCTTCGAATTTTTTTCCAGGTTTCACTTGTTATTAAAGGATCTGGTGTATTAACTTTTTTCTGAGAATATAAAGAATCCCATAATTCTATATATGCTTTTTCAACACATTCAAAATTGTTTTCAGGTTCTCTATTTCTTAAAGATTCTTTTTTATTTTTTGTAGTTTTTTTCTTTTCAGGTTTATTTAAATCTGAATTTAAATCTGAATTTGAATTTAAATTTGAATTTAAATAGTGGGAAGGGTATGTATAGGGTATACATAGGGTATCAAAAGTTCCCTTAATATCAAATTGATAGCCTATTTCTTCAAGATAACATAATAAATCATCTGGTAACTTGCATAAAATAGCTGCAATTCCTTTAATTACGTTATCACTTTTTAATTGCTGATGCTTAGGAAAATTACGGATAATAATAAAATTATTGTATCTGTAAACCTTTTTAGCATCTTCAAATTTTCTTAAAATATGAGTTACAGTATCAGAATTAAAGCCTGTATCAAAGCATATTCTTTTTACAGTAAGCTCCATAACTCCGGCAATATTTGTAAGCGGATTTGTTAGCAAATAGATATATAACAGTTTTTCTGATGGATCCAATTCCTGAACCCATGAATCATCCCAAAATGATGTATCAATATAACGTTGTGTACTCATAAATTATTTTTCCTCTCCGTTTTTGTCTAATTCATTTTTTAACTTGTTTAATTCTGCCGTTACGAGGCTTATCATTTCCGGTGTAAGTGATATAAAATTGTCTACACCGTTACTTTCCTGATGCATAGCAATTTCATTGCCATTGATAACAATATCAATCTGCTTAAAATGCATAGTTTTTTCTCCTAAAAAAAGAAAGCCCTCTAAGCCTGATAGTTCTTAGAGGGCCACAAAGTTCTTGTTGCCAAAAACCTTTAAGTAATCTATCAGGACCTTACTTAAAGATTCTTTTAAACGTTTTAATGCACGTTCGCAATTTCTTTTAAACGTGCTTTTAAACGGTGTTATATAAAAAAAATACACCCATTACGCTTGTTTGTCAAGAATTTCTTCCCATTTTTGAAAAGTATTATTCCATCTGGCCGGCACTAAGCAGCCTTTTTCTTTACTCCAGACTTTACCAGGCTCTTTAGGTGGTTCTGTATATCTTGTTCCATCAGATCTAGCACAATAATACATTCTAAATGTTTCAGCCGTAATATTTGCAGCACCACATTTAATACATTCATAATGTGAATCAAAATATTCAACATAGGATCCATCATTTTGTTTTACAGCCTCAGCAGTTTTTACAAATTTTAAGGGCCTTAATTTCTCTTTCCAATTAATCCCTTCCTGTTCCATTTGTTTTACACAATACGGACAAAACTCATATTTTGTTTTACCTTCCAGGTATTTATGTGAAATTTCACGTTTATTTGACATTTGAATCTCTCCTATATACTATTTTTGTTATTTTTTTGTTATCATTTTGTTTTTGTTTGTTATTCCACCTATTCCGCATACCCTTTTTACCGGCCTTACTTCTGAGTTCTGAGAGTATTTCTTCTTCTTTTTCAAGTTCTATAACACGTTGAAATTGCGTAAAGATAGTCATAGCTTTATTTGATAACTTTTCTGGTAATTTACCGGTGTCAGCATAAGCGGCTAAAGCATTTACTAATTTCTTAAACTGAAAAGGATTTAATTTATTCATCTTTTCCAGATAACCTACATAAAAATTAAACTTATCCATTTTTCTTTTTCCTCCTGGTTTCTGCATGGTGTTTAGCATCATATTTTAAATGACACGGCGCACAATAAGCCTGTAAATTATCCTCAGCACAATTCATTGGATCATGGTCCTTATGTGATACGGTTAAAGTTCTTTTATGTGTATCAAAAGGTTCCCCAGGTTTACGGCATTGTTTACCGCATTTTTCACACTTCCAACCTACACTTTCCTTTTTATTAAAAGCTATTTGCTTCCAATCTGGCGGATAATTTTTCCAATTTACCGGCATATTTTTATACCTCCTTTACATCTGATAAATGTAAAGCAAATACAAGTTTACCCTCGATATGTAAATCAGTATTTTCACCTGAAACAGCTTCAATTCTTTTTATTTTCGCTGTCATTTTTGTATTTGTATATCCAAGTCTTAAAATACAAGGAATACAGCAATTTATACCTTCACAGGCAGATTCAATAAAACCACTCCAAGCATAAAGAGCATCATCCGAATTATCATTAATCCATTGCGCTAATTCATCATCAGATGAAACACTATTACAATAAGCATTTACAAGCCTACTTTTCCAATAATCTGTAGTACGTCTGTATTCAATAGTCTTTTCACCAGACTTAATTTTTTCATACCATTGTTTCTTTAATGGAAATATCAGCATTATTTACACTCCTTTTCTATGAATCTTCGTATAATCTGCCCTAAAATACAGATAGCAAATATAACTAACATTCTTTCAGAACCTTTATCAATTATTGGAGCAATAGCACCGCAAATTAAACCAATTATAAATCCTAAGTTATATATCATCATTCAACTCCTATAAATGGACTTTCAATTGTTCCAAGAGGTTTTAATTTAGATTTTGGTGAATCAAATTCTTTTTTCTCTAAAAAATAAATCCGATGCTGTTCTAAATTAACAAACCTTTCAAGTTTATCTTGAATCTTTAATATTCTTTCTCTTTCTGCAGCGTTCTGAGCTTGTACTTCTATATCCTGTACGTCAAAATCACATAGTAAATAACAATTAATTGCAGATAGTAAATCTCTGGCCTCTTGTTCTGTAATTTTCATTTATTCCACATCCCTTAGAAACTTTTCAGTCATTGCAATATTCTCATTAAGTTTTGGAACATCTTCATGTACTAACGCTTTCAATGCTCTACAGTGTTTTAATAATTCTTTTATTATAAATAATGCTTCTTCCTGTTGTTCTTCTGTAATAAGTTCTTTCCAATTTCTACGTTGAAAAGGTAATCCACAAGTTTTACACATCTTCAAACTTTTTGGATCTGTTTTATTACCGAATTTACAGTTATAACAACGTTGTTTTTTGAAAATAGCCATTATTCCTCCTGATCTTCATTGTAATACTGTATTTTTACATCTGGATAACATGGCATTTTTTTTCCACAACCAATATAAGTACCAAAAATATTTATAAAAACATGTATTTGAAATTCCACATATCCGTTTTCATCATAATTAATTTTTGGCAATGGTAAGCCGTATTTTGTAAAACTTGCCTGATATATTTTGATTCCATAATCAGTTAATCTGACTTTTATGTAATGATTAAGATTAGTTTTTATCCAACATCTTTTTTTTGAAAAAGGTAAAGTATATTCTTTATCTGCCTTTTCAGCCATAATTATTCCCCCTGAGCTGCTAAAGCCATTGCAGCAAGGCTATCAGTTGAATCTATATCTTCAATGGCATTATCCATATCAGCCATTGAGATAATTCCAATTTCATTATTCCTTTGTACAAGCTCATTACACTTTCTATAGGCCATTTCTACCCTTCCCCTTAAATGCGGATAAACTTCAAAGAATTCTTCCCAGGTTTTACACTGTTGATGAAAAAAGTTATGTTCATCTGGTGTAAGAGCTAAGATATTCCAGGCCTTTTCAATTGCAGCCGGACAAGCACCGCGACTAACAATATGATGAAAATGTACAGGTGTACGGCCTGATGCTTCTGAATAAACTAGATATTCTCTTATTTCTGAAATAGTTCTATCATCGTTTACGTCATGTTCCTGTTTACCGCGCCAAATTTCCCATTCATATAACACACTTCTTACATCGGCCTGTAAGTCATTAGGAAGGTTACACATTGTTGTAACGTGAAAAAGTAAACCATCTATTAAATGCGAACCGGCCATTGTATTAGCTTCTGAAATATGAATTGATCTTAGTTCACCGGTATATCTGTTAGGAATTTTATCAGCATAAAGGCCTAATAAGTCTAAATAAAGGCTATATTTTTCTTCTTCCGTAGGTTTTCGGTGATTCTCAGAATCAGACTGAAAAATCACCGTTACCAACTTAAATACAGCCCTTAATTGCTTAAAGGTTCTTTTTTGAAAAGCTGCATCTATCTCACATTCAAGTAAAATCTCTTTTTCAGTTCTCTTTTCACGTTCTGATTTTGACTTGAATAACTTTCTTAGAGTTATTAAATCTTGTTCATCCGTAACTTTGAGAACTACTTTATCTTGAATAAGGCATCCATGAAAGAAAGAACAGATTTTCACGTTTTACCCCTTAGAAAATATCCTGAACACTTCCAGGAGCATTTTCAAAGGCAGCATCAGCGGCAGCCATTTCTTCATCTGTCATACCGTTCATTTCATCAAAAGATGGCTGAATAGGTTCTTTTGTTTCAGGTTTTCCAACATTTACTTTTTCAGCCATTTTTTTTGGAGCTTCGGCCCAATTTGTTTTATCTTCAATAGCCGGAGTTTCTACAGTTTCAGCCGAATCATCTGATACAGTGTATTCAAAATCTTCTGTAACATCTTTCAAATCTGCTCTTTCGTCTCTAATTACGGCATCCATAGCCTCAATAGAGATAGGACAAAGTTTAAGCGCCTGGATAACAACAGTTTTCAAAGCCATTGCATCAAAATTCTTGTTCCAGATGTTACTTGAATCTTTTGGATCATAGGCCTTAGAAAATTTATTACGGTGATTTTCAACATCTTTTTTAGACATTACCTTGAACTGTGAACCACCGTTACAAAGTTCTACAAGGCAGTAATAGCCGATCACTTCACCACGTTCTTTCATAATGTCAATTTTATGACTAAGTTTACGGCCCATACCAAGTTCAACTTCAAAAATATCATTTTCGTGTATAGGTTCTGCAGCAATTGTCTTAATTGTATTAGAACGTCTTGCCAATGCTATGAGGCCTTTATATCCAAGCTGTAAATGCGCTGTCATAACACCTTTTTCGTTGTACGGAATAAGATAGGCCTGGCCTAACATACCGTTTAATTCAAGGCCATAGGCAGCAGCTTCCTTCAATGCACGAAAAATAGATTCTTTAGAACATTTCACAAGATTAGGCATCTTAGGATTAGTAATAGCCAAAATTGCAGACTGCATAAAACGATCTACGTTTACGGTATTAGCCGGTAAAGCCTGTAAGAATGAACCTTTTTTATCATTCAACCATTCTCCCAAAGTTCCCTTCTTTTCGGTTGTAGGAACCTGATTAGCATTTGAGCCATTTGTTTTCATAGTGTTTTTCTCCTTATATTTACTTTTATACCCTAAGTGTATATATTTTGTTTACACCTAGGGCAAAAAAATTAATCTATTTTTTTTTCAGAAATTCTAAGAATTCTATATGCTGATTCTTTTTTATAATCATCAAACAAGCCTGATTTTTTCAAAGCATCTGTATCTACAGAGTATTTTTTCTGCAGATTATATGACAATTTGAAACGTTCACCGGCACCGTTTACCTTTTCAGCCGTTGCACTATCGCTATGACTTAAAGCTGAAAGTTTAATCAAGATAGAATCATTCAAGGCACTTTCTTTTTGTTTCAAGTCCTTTATCTGCTGCTGAACTTCCATTCTCTGAGCAATTAAATCTTCTGTTTCTGTATCAAGTTCAACAGTATCAGCAATGTTAAGGTTAGCTGTATATTCACTTTCGGAATCAATTCCTAAAGGCTCCGGTGGATTATTAGTCAAAACAAAGTTTTCCCAAAAATCTTTTTCAGCCGGCAAGAGTCTGGAATAGATAAAATCGTCATTACGTCTAATAACATAATGTCTCGCCTTTTTTGTATTCATAAAGAAAGCTGTAAGAATAAACCAAGGTAAATTAGTTACGGCCATATAGTGTTGAACCTGGCAATAGTAACTATCTGGAATTTCATCCTCACTAAAGCCTTCACCACGGCTAGAAGTCTTAATTTCAAAACCTCCAAGACCTTCTACTGTTTCCCCTCCGATTGTTACCTGATTTTCAGCATGGCAGAGACCGTCAATATTTGCGTTCATATATGGAATGTCATTAGATGTATACATACCAGGAACACTAATAATCTCTATTCCAAGTTCTTCTGCAGCTTTTTTTCTGATAGGATCTTCAAGAATATGGCCCCATTCTGTAGCCGCATTTCCCTTAAATCCTTCTACATTCTTTTTAGAAAGATAAATTGTTAAAGGTGATGCATATTTATTAAGGCCCATAATTGCACCGGCATCACTACCACCAATTCCGGTAGTTCTCATTTCAAGCCATTTTTCCGGTTCTTTATCCTGTTCAACAGGTGTAAACTTCGCATTAATAGACAAGTAATCTATCATTATTCAGCCTCCTTCATTGCTTCTGCAACTGTCATGTTGTCAATTTCATCCTGGATTTTTTCAGCTTTTTTTACCAAGGAAGCAATTTTATTATTGTCTTTTGTACTGTTTACTTCTTTGATAACATCATCTTTTTCTGCCTTTAATTTTGCATACTTAGTCATTTTTATATCTCCTATTTATTTTTATTCAGCCTTTCCAATTAAAGAAGGCTTCATATTCTTTTCAGCGGCAGCACATAAAGCATTAATCTTTTTCTGCTGTTCTGGTGTAAAACCTTTATTACAAAATGCTTTTTCAATTTTCTGCATACCTTTAGGAGTAATGTGAAATTGAACACAAGAAAAATTATCTTTTGTATACAGATAATTTTTTACATATCCTAAATCAATTCCTAAAGCTGTAGCCTGATATTTTCCTTTTTTATCTGGATTATCATGTCTTTCGCGCATAATATATTTTTTAATTTCAAGGAATTGCAAAATATCATCGCGCTTTATTTTTAAGAGTTTAGCTACATTAGTTGCACTGAATGTACCATCTGATTCTGCAAAAGCTCTCCACGATTCTGCATCCGGTGTAAGTTCTTCAATCTGTTTATTTTTATTTTCAAGTTGCTGCTGTAATTCAATGGACCGTCTCTGTAAAATAGCCATTGCATTAGCTATTGTCTGATTTTCTTCTAATTCTGTAGAAACATTATCAATCTGACGATTTGCAAGATTATGATGCTTTTGTATTTCTTGTTTAATAAGTGTAGATTGTTTTTCTGTAAAAAGATAACCACCTTGATTATTCTTTTTAACTGAGCCGAGTACACGACCGAGTTTTTTTACTGTAGTTTTTACAGTAGTTAAACTCACATGTAATACATTTGAAAGTTCCAATGTAGTCATTAACTTTTCAGGAACTTCAACCGATAAAGATAATGAGTTATCCATACAGATTACTCCTTGCGATGTAGGTTTAAGTTTCTCAGGCTGTGGCCTACTTCGCTTGTAAAAAGAAAGCCCTTAGAAGTTTTCCACCTTGTAGGAGAGATACAAGGTTCTGCACGGAAAAACCTCTAAGGGCTGTAAAGTTGGCAAGCAACTTAGAAAAGTGCAGATTTTTTCTAAATTGCCTAAACAGATTGACAATCTGTATTAATCACACGTTTTTATGTGATTACTCTTTAATTAATAACACGTTTTCGTGTATTTGTCAATAAAAAATCTCAACATTTTATGTGATTTTTCCGATATAATAGCGTTATGGATTATACGGAATTCTGGAAACGAACAAATTCTCTTATAAAACTTCTGAATAAAACACAAAGAGGCCTTGCGCTTGAATGTGGTTTTACTGAAAGAAGGATAGAGACATTATCATCTAATAACAGATCCCCAGATGTAATTGAAGCCGTAAAAATTGCACAAACATTAAATACTACTGTAGAATATCTGGTTACAGGACAGGATGAAAATGCCGCAGCAAAAGAACTAACAGAATTAAAAGCTAAATTAGCCGATTTAATTATGTTCAAGAAATAGCCTCCTATAAGATTTTTGTCGTTCGTCATTTATGTCGCGCGACTTTTCCAGAATCTTATAGGAAATATATTGTTTTAATGTAGTTGAATTCGCTTGAATCGTCACTTTAATTGCTTAAAGCAAAATTAAAGGCCATTTTCTTGTTTAAATTTCTCTACCAATTCACCGGTAGAATTGCACATATTTCTTTCCCTGGCTGATTTTATTTTATGTGTTATTGTCTGCTCTGAAAACAGGCCTATTTCTTTTTGTAACTTACCTTTTGCAAGCTCTTTTAAAATATCTATTTCATCCTTAGTTAGATTTAGTTTCTCTGGTTTATTAATTGCAAATACATAATTCATTTTAATCTGAAACATAAACACATAAACTATATGAATCAGAAAGGCAACTATATCTAATCTTTTAATACTAAATGAAATAACAACGTTTATAAGATATATCCAGGGAGCTACCTTTTTTAATTTTGGATTAGCACCTATGGCAATCAGCATAAAAAAGATTGTAGCATAGTTATAAAACATGTTTACATAAACTAATGAGCATGAATATATTAAAAGTCTATAAGATAAACCTTTACGACCAAACAGGAATATAAAAAGTGATATAATACCGCATCCACCGGCACGTAAATACCAATGATATTCTATGCTGCTAGTTTTATATTCATAAAAATGCAATGCAATTAAAAGTAAGTGTAAAAGAAAAATGTGTAATAAATCTTTGTCATTTATAAGTAATAAATATTTTTGTTTCAGCTTTGTAAATAGTTTTCTCATTTATGCTTTTATTTTCGGCATAAATGAGATTAAACTAAATTATGAGCATCGACTTTCTGATTGATTTATTCATATCGGCTGTATCCGGTGGAATTTCTTCTTCTGTCTCAGTTTCTTCAAATCCGGCTTCTTCACCGCCGCCAAAATCACCCATATCTCCGCCCATACTGTCATCATTCATGGTCTGTTGGCTCTGGAATAACTGTACAAGTTGTACATTCATAGGCAAGTCTGCAGCATTTTCAACTTTTCCCAAGTCTATAGGATCCAGGCCCTTCTCAGCTCTCTTTTCGTTTACAGTTTTCCAGGTTCTTACTTCTTTTTCATCCAGATCCGCGATAGTGTTAGGATTATCTTTTTCATATCCTACAAACTCTAATACATAATTTTCATCAATTTTTTCAATGATTCTGTTAAGATATGATTCAAAGAATACAAGTAAATCACCAAGTAAAGAACTTTTTGCAGCAGCAATTCTATCAGATCCGGCACTATCAATAACAGGCTGTGACTTTTGAATTTGTAATCCAATTTCATCAGCAGAACAACCAAATAAAGCTAATACACCACTTACAAGATAATCTATCCAAGCCTGGAATTCCATTTCACGGTTAGTATTTATCGGCTTCCACTCGATTTTAGCATCTTTATCGCCACTAGGAATAATTGGAATTCGCCACTGATTTAACGGACTTCCTGACATAATCTCACTTATGTATTCTTCCATTTCATCAAGATTATCAGAATTCATATCACCGCTTAAAAGTAACATACCTTTAGGCAATCTGTTTTCAGTAAAGTTTCCGGCATTGTAAATGAATGTGTTAATAACCGATGTAATAAGATCTACGGCCTGTTCTACAAGAGAATAACCATATTTTGAATGGTAAATGTCGGTTCTAGGATTTTCAAAGGCAAAAATCATATTTTCATAGGTGTAACCGGCTGCCGGCATACCGTCTACAATCTGCAAATACTTGAATGTAGTTTCATTTTCCTTCTCAGGTATTACACATTCAATAGTTGCAGCATCCACGGCAAAAAACGCTACCGGCTCACCCTTTTTATTATACTGAATTTCTGTTGCTATCTGGTCCAATGTCAATTCATCACGCAAAAGTTTAGTACAATAAGTAACAAAATTGTCACGGCCTGGATCCTTATAATTTCCGGTTGAAACAATAAAATCCCTGATTAAATCACATTTTTTATCTTCATTTTTGTTGTTGGATATAATTTCTTCATACTTTTTATGTATAATAAATCCTCGTTCATTACGACTTGTAACCGGCTTCAAAAATGGTTTAATTCTTCTTGAAACATAGTTGATACAGGTATTAATAATCCAGGCCTTAGATGCTACAGCCCTTAAAGTTCTACAATGAATTCCGCCATACTGAATTCTTGATAGAGTTCTAATATTCTCAAAACTATTAGATGATACAAAATAAGGATCATAGAAAACAGAATCGGCACCATGTTCACGGCCTTTTTCCTGGAAGAAGTAAGTATTAAAGATATTTTTACTATCCTTTTTAGCTTCTACAAGTTCATTATAAGCGACTCTCTTAGAATTTGTTTTATCAAAAGCTGCTCTTTGTTTTAAAAGTTTATCAACATCAATCTTTTCTGCCATTTTTAAGGTTCCTCCCAAAAATTAGAAAATTTAAAATAAAAAAGCCGGCTATTGTCTTTTTCAACAATAACCGGCTGCAGATTTCTCAACATACCTGATATATAATTTATAAAGATATTTTACACTATAATGTTTTAATTGTCATTAGTTATATTTTTTATACAATCAGAATAATCTTGATCTTCTTTATATATCCAATTTTTATGAATTTCCCTCCCTGTTATTATTACAATACCAGGTTCTTTCATCATAAATTTTTCACCACGTTGTATTGTTAATAAATCTCTATATTGTTTTTCAGAATATGATTCTTTTGCTTCTTCCCATTGTTCCGCTGTTACAACAAATACTTCATTTTTATCTACATCAAAAAAAAGAGCTTGTGAATATTTCATTATTTTCCTACCCTCCTTTAGTTTTTGTACTCTTTCATTTTCAAGTCATTACCTGTCTTTGAAATTACATCGGGATCTTTTATATATTTGTTGATATATTTAGTAAGCATTTTTCTTGAACCGTATAACGTGAAGGATTCTAATATTGTTTCACGTTTTGTTTTACCAAGACTGATACCCCACATAGGCAATTCCATATCAAGATATTTTTTTAATATCCTCTGGCTTTTGGTTTTATACATTCCCATGTTTTACCACCTATTAAAAAGATTTAAATATCATTAGTTTTATTAGCGCCTAGAACAAAACCACCCGCAAAACCTGTTGAATATATATCTTTGATAAACCTTAGTTGCCCTGGACTAAACATATTTATATCTTCAATTTGCTTCTTAAAATTTTTATCAAACAAAACTTCACCCATACTTTTATATTTTTCATAATCTTTAGATACAATTTCTTTATCAATAACAATATCAGCCATTAATTTTATACTCCCCAATAATTTCATCAGCAAAAAACTTTAATTTTGAATCTGTATGAGTTTTATTATAAGTCTCTACGAACAACTTTTGAATACCTTTATTTGCGGCCCTGATTCTTTGCATCCTGATTTTTTCAAGTCTCATTATGGCCTTTACTGTTTTATCTGGATAATTTTCTTTGAGTAAATCTGAAAAACTAATAGGCTTAAAATCTGTTAGACTATTCATAATTATCTTTCCTGTTTTAATATATTATAACTGAACTTAATTTCATTAAATACAGTTCTAAACCTAGTTTTATATACAAACTGATAAATAAACATATCTATATGCTCTACATCTCTTATTATTGCACCATGTTTTTTTCCAGGCTCTTGCTGAGATATGATTTTTATATCTGAAATAGACTAATTCATCTAATACATAGTTCTCTATTGTATCAGATAAATTTGTATTAAGATGACTGTCTGGTTGTATAGACTGAATAACACCGTCATCATCTATATACACTCTTGCATGATCTGATAAATATTCTTTATTCATATTTTTACCACCGTATTTGTAGTTTCATCTATAATTTTTTCAATTTCCCTATTAAATGGCATTATAAATAACTGAGCAGCTTTTAATATTGGATCTATTTGTGTCTGTAAAGAGTTATTATATTTTCTTACTAACTCAATTTTATCTTCACCAACAATTACGGTAGAACCAGGATTATATAAGGATTTAATATATTGTTCACGTTGCTCCAAAATTTTATTATATTCAATTTTTAATTTCTGAAAATTATACAATTCCAATGCTGATACATGGCCGTATGTATAACCATTATCAAAACAAACAAGATAAGTTGATTTACTTTGAGATAATTGTGCTAGAAATAATCTTTCTTCCAGAGCTTCTGCAGACTGTTTACAAACAATTTTCACTTCTTCTGGAAGATTATTCCAATCTATTTTTTCAAGCTGATTTATTTCAATCTCACTCATTATTTATTAATCCTTCCGCACTTCGGACATTTTGGCTGCTTGTTTAATGGAGTTCCACAATAACCGCAATAATTGAACTGATTGGTTAGTTCTACGTTGATATATCCATATCCGTTACATCTTTTGCAAGGTTTACCCAAAATCTTTCCTGTTCCCTCGCAATCTCTACATGTTTCTTGCTCAAATTTCATAGTTTTATTATATCCTAATAAGTACACATATAACAACTAAAATGATTTTCTATATCCTTTTTAGTAGGCTTCTTATTCAATATCTTACAACCACATTCGCATGTTGTTTCCCAAGGTAAAGCCTTGTGTATACGATTATCAACACCAATTACAGAAATATAGTATTTCTGATCTACTGTTTCGTTTTCATTCATTCTTTTACCTCTACAACATTGTTTGAACTGATTAATTCAAATCCTTTTGTATACGTCATTGTGATAGTAGGACACTGTGGATTTACGTCAAAATCAGTTATGTTTATATATTCAATAGGTTCACCCTTGTTATTAAAAATATAAGGTATCTTGTAACGTTTACCCTCTGAAAATCCTTTAAGGATCTCCGCCCATTTTTTAGCTTCTTCCTGAGTTAATAACATCTATTCACTCCCCCCAACAATTAAGACAATACCATTTTCCGTCTGAAAAAATCATATCTTTTACGTTGTGGTATTTTCCACATTCAGAACATTCTAAAATTAGCAGATTACTGTTTATTTTTTCAAAATAAAACTTATTATCCCATTCGTGAAAAGTTATCATTCCATATCGTTCTGCAACTTTTACGATGTATATTTTCTTGATACGTTTTATTAATTCACCAAGAAAAACAGATCTCCAAGTTTCAAGTCTTGTTGCTCGTTTGTAATGGTTACAGATACGGCAAGAAGGATTGTAATTCTCAATACTGTCAGCACCACCTAACCTTTGCGGAATAATATGGTCTACTTGCATTTCTTTTAATGTAATTTCGTGTCCGCAATAAGCACATCTGCCATTGTATTTCTGATAGACCTGTTCTCTAATTTGTTTAGTCATTTCTATTCACTCTCCTTTAGTTCTGGAAGTACAATTTCTTTCCAAGCGTAAGGTTGCATTACTTCTGAATATTCTTGATTAGTCCAACACCCAAACATTTCTTCATATTTTGCAACGTAGTAATATCCACGATAAGAAACACACAATTTCCAATCTTCATCTTTCGGTAAATCTCCGTCTTTCACATAATGCCATTCATTCGCCTTGTTATAACCGAACTCCGCACCTTTTTGATATGCTTCTTTTACATCGCTATATCGATAATTTATTATTCCATCTTCTCCATAATCTGAAACATTTATTTTATAATGATAAATACCATCTGCGTGTTTTTCTGCTTCTTTCTCAAACATTCTCTAACTCCTTTGCCACAAACTCATAACATTCTTTTTCTGTTCCTTCAAACAGAACTTTCTCATAGACAGGCTTTGTATCTATAGTGTAATAATGTCCACTCATTTTATATACATAATATTTTTTATCTTCTGTCATAGTTATTCCTCTACCACCGTAACAATGATAACGAATGTTCTTCGGATTGTAGCATCTATCTTTCATTCTTGAATAGATTGTATTTAATCTGCAATAAGACATATTACCCCTCCTTTATGTCGTTATTTAAGAATTGCTCTGCTTCTTCCCACATCTTGTCATATAATTCGCTTTTACGTTGATATTCTTCGTCATCTTTATAACTACTATCAAACTCAACAAGATTTTTAATAATTTCTTTTGCTTTAGTGAGTTGTTCTTCAAGTTCACAATAAGGTCGTTTATTTCTGAAAGCATCGTTTATCTGCTGTCTTACGTGCTCACCTACCTTGTCAATCGCGTCTAGTTCTGCTTTCAGTTCTGCGTTTTCTTCTTTCCAAGATTTATACTTTTCACAAGGGCAACCAATTTCATTTCTAAAACATCTTTCAGTTGCATTTGCACAAGAGTAGCAAAACTTATTTCTATTTTTTTGGCAATCAAGTTCTGCATTTTCTTTTTCAAGGTCTACAACCTCTTTCTGTTTCTTTTCAAGGCTATCAACAAGTTTATGGCACTTATCTGAAATCTTTTTGTTTGTGGCTTCAAGTTCCGCTATTCGCTTTTCTCTTGGCTCGGCACCTTTAATGTATGCTCTTGCTAAAGCCTTCATCATTGAAGGTGACGCTCCCCAAAACCAATCTGCGTATTCTTTTGCTTCTTTTTCAAGTTTTTCTTTAATCATTTTTCTTTTATCTCCTGTAAAACTTCACAACTAATATCATAAATTATAACAAGTCTGTCTCCATAACCAGAGATATTGTCGTTCTGAACTGTTTTTATAATTTTCTTTAAGGCACATTTTGTTTTCTCAATCTGTGCTTTCAGTCCCTTAATCTCATTATCTCTGCCTTCTAACTGATAATCAGCATTAGCCTTGACTTCTTCATATTGTTTATATAATTCTGTATATGCTCTGTCTAAGGCTAAGTTTTCACTTTTTAAATCCATTACCTTTTTGAAATAAACACAGTTGTCTGGATTAAACAGGCAACATACATTTTCTTCGTTTCTATGTCTGCATCCTTCAAAATCACAGATATATTTATTAAACTTCTCTTTCATTTTCTTACCACCTTGTTTTTAAGTTTTGCTACTTCATTACAGAGTTTTTGAAGTAACTCTATAAACCTGTCAAAGTTATCTGAAAGAGTTTTTGTTGCTTCGGATAGTTCGTTATTCTCTTTCATTCTTAACCTCTGATGAATTAAGTTTTTCTCTAAGTTTTATATTTTCTGAATATGCGTTATACCACTTAGCTTTCATATCACTAAGTTCATTTTCCAGAGCTTCAATTAACCAATCTTGCAAAAAAATAAATTCCTGTATCTTTCAGATCTGCATAATCACTGTCATCATAAACATTAAGCTCAATAAGCCTTTTGGCAATTTTTTCATTTTCTGATTTTGGTGGTTCATAAGTTTTCCAATCTGTCATTCCTTCTCTCCCTTTAATAAAATCAAATTATTCTGAACTTTTCTTAAATAGTTATATGTAGAAGGTTTTACAGTCCCATTCATTACAGCACCTTTTCCACCGTTATAGGCAAGAATTACATCATCCTGGATCTTGAATTTATCCTGTAAATATTTTAGATGATGTAATGCAATGTATGTGTTATGCTTCCAATTGAAAGGATTAAGCTCTATATTTTCAAACCAATAATCATTTTTAAATTCAGTCCACAAATATCTATCATTTAATTGAAACATTCCTAAATCAAGTGTTCCGTTTTCATTAGGCCGGCTAATTGCATCAGGATTAAACTCAGGATTTTCAACCATAAGTATAGCTACAATTAAATCTGGATCCATTTTAAGTTCATCAGCCATATCACAAATATAGTTAGATAAATTGGCCGGCATCATTTTATACTTAGGTTCTCTTTCTACTTTTTCAAATTCTTTTACCGAAAAATCAACGGCTATTTTTTTTGTTTTCTTATATCCCATTGAATAAGACAAAGCTGCAACAAAAACAAATAAAACTACAGTTACAACGGTGATAATTATTAATTTTACTCTCTTATATTCCATATTTTTTACCAGATTAATCTTGTTCTTCAAAAAACATTTTGACTTGATTTACATATTGCCTGGAAACATTTAGTTTTTTTGCAATTTCTATTTGTTTAGTTCCGGCCTGTAATTCTTCCTCAATTTTTTTTGCCATTCCAGATTTTAGTCTATGAGATTCTTTACAGGCTTTTACTCCATAGAACCGTAAAATAGATTGTACCCTTGTACGTTTCATAGAATAAAAATCTGCAATTTCATCAACTGTTTTACCTTCCAGGGCCATTTTTTTTATATTATGATTTCTAGCAGCTCGTTCTGTCTGATTCATCGCTTTTTTGCTCCTGTTTTATACTTCTGGTGATAACCTGGTAAATCATCATCCGGCAGCTTCAACCACTCAATAACGCTTTCTCTGCTCCAAACTTTACGGCCACCAACATAAGCATCAGGAACACCACCTTTACACTGATAAAAACGGTTACTTCGATATGTACTAAGTGACATACCACCTTTTAATTCCCAACATTGCTGATCGTTGTACCACTGAGAATTTAAACGGTCCTGAAATTCCTGTTTTGACTTCTCAGCAGCAACCATATTTTTTATTTTGGAGATTTCATCAAGAATTATTGTAAATTCTGGTATTTCCATAATTACAACCTTCCATTAAGATAATTATTCATTTCAATTTCAGAATCAAAATATAAGTCTTGATTACCTAATCTTATTCTAAACTTAGGTTTTTCAAGTCTTTTCTTGGCTTCACTATTTTCTGGATGGTCCTTTAACACTTCTTCCGCAAGTTTATGAGTAAATCCTTTATCAATTAATAAACTCATTTATCAACTCCTAAAAAAGCACGATCCAACTTTTCTTTTTCCTGTTCAAGATTTTTTCTTTTTTCTTCCACACGGATATTCTCACCACGGATAATTTTCCAGGCAAGTTTAATACGATATTTCAATCTCATTTCTGAAATAGTCTGAAAAAAACAATCCCACGACTGATTGACAAGTGAAGTCTGATTACGTCTTACAAGCTGTCTGAGCTTTTTTTCCTGTTTTCCACTCATTTTTTTACACCACCCTTTATATTTTTTTATAAGTAAGTCCATTTGTATCAATGAATTTACGCAAGGCCATTAATTTTGAGGCCGGACCGGTTATTTCAAGTCTAAATGTTGCAACAGGATCTTTTGGCTGTACTGTTTCATGCACGATTACAGGATTATCAACAAATTTCTTTTCTTGTTCACTGAGCATTTCATTTCTTGTAGCACGTGCCATAGCAAGTCTTTCTTGTTCTGCCTTAATTCTGGCCCGATTTTCTTTAAGCTGATTACCCTTCTGCAATGTTGCATTAAGATCTAACGTATCAAGATAGAATGACTGCAGAACTTCTGAATCTTCATCTTGCATACTTTTAAGAGTATTCATTTCTGTAGTGATTTTTTCAGTTATGGCTTTACATTCTTCCATGATGGAAGTCATTTTTTCACCTTTATTAAGCCATTTAGAATTAAATACACGTTCAATTGGAACAATAGTAAAATTAAGAGTATTCCAAAACTCTATAATTTTGGCTTTCTTTTCGTCTTTTACCTGTTTATCAGCCTTATCAACAATTGTTTTAAGATTGTTAGATGCTGTTTGAATTTCAGATTCAAGCTCTTTCATAACTGAAATAAATTCGTCTAAAGGTTTATTCCAGGTATTTGTTGCAAGAATTCTTTTTTGTGTAACATCTTTAAGAAGGTTATTAAGATAGACTTTATCGCTCTTTGCGGCTTCTGGATCGTCAATATATCTTTCAATGGTATAATTGGCAATTTCATTTTTTAAGGCTGCAGAATATTCCTTTGCATTAGATGTAAGTTTTCCGGCCACAATGTTTGTTACTAATTCTAAATCAGATACTTTTACATCTGTTTTAGCCACTTCTAAGGTGTTTTCATCTTCCTGGATAACACCTTCAATTTGTAGTTTCTTTGTTCTTGGCATAACATTTCCTTTATCACCAATAATGTGATATGGCGGATGGTGGAATCGAACCACCGACCACCGGATTATGATTCCGGTGAGCTACCTCTGCTCTAATCCGCTAAATATCGTTTTATTACACGTTTATACAATGTTATAACGTGTTTTATTACGTTCTAATTCTTTTATAACGTGCTTTTACACGTTTGTCAAGAAAAATATGTAGATTTTTGCACGAATTTATACGATAATATAAATATGAAGAACACATATTTTATTGAGAAATTAGAAGCCTGTTGCGCTGCCAAAGGAATGAAAAGAACTACATTTTGTAAGGATTTTGGTATTAGTGAAGCTACTGTTAGAACATGGATTAGAAAAGGTAATTATCCCCAGGCTGATACTCTTTACCAAATATCTAAGTATTTTGGTGTACCTATGGAATATTTCATGGATGGATCTGAAATACCATTAACAGATAAGGAAGTTGTATTTTTAATGAAATTTAGAAAATTAAATGATGAACAAATAAATATGATTTCTTATCTTTTAGACAAATTTGAACAGGAAAACAAAAAATAATTTACTAATTAATCCATAAAAAAAATATGAATTAATTAGTAAATAATTAGTATTTAATTAGAATGTCATCGGCATAATAACATGTGTATAAGGTGTATTGATATTATCTGCAGCTCTTACAATTAAGGCCGATGTTACTCTTTTATCCTGATTAAACTTAAAGTCAATTGATATATCATCACTATCAATTACTTTAAGGACCTCAGAAAGATACATAGCATTAAGAGCTATATCTGCCGGTTCCCCTGAATACTTAGCATCAAGCTCTTCTTTAGAGCTTCCGTTTTCTGTTTCCGGTGTAGATATTTCCATTTTATCAGCATCAAGATGCATCTGAATTCGGCCGTTTCTGGCAGCCATAATAACTGTACGTTTCATAGCTTCATCAAGTTCTTTTTTAGATACTGTAAACGTATGATCCAGGCTCACAGGTACAACCTTCTTCCAGGAAGGATATTGACCACTTATTAACGATGATGACAATTCATATCCATAGGCCCTGAAAAAGAACATTTTATCAGTTGTATTAATTTCAATCTGGCCTTCATCCTGACAAAGTTTTTCAATGATAGCAAAAATCTTTACCGGAATTATGGCAGAAGTGAAATCCGGGCTAAAATCTACGCAATTACATACCGACATTCTACGGCCATCTGTAGCAACCATATACAACAGGTTATCCTCTTTAATAAGATAACAACCTGTCATTATGTATCTGTTAGAATCTGTAGACACGGCAAAAGCTGTATGTTTAATAAGATTCTTAAAATCCTTAGCAGCGATCTTGATAGAGTTTTCTGGATTAAACCCATTGAATACCGGGAATTTATCTGCAGCAAGCGACTTGATTTTGAACTTTACTTTTTTACCTAGAGGCTTAACAAGTATTTCAATTTCACTTGATTCAATTTCAATATCACCCATAGGCAATGATGAAATAACACTTACAAACTTATCGCAAAATACTGTTGTTTCCCCTTCTTCCACAATATCGGCATTGAAGCTGCTAATTGCATTGATTGTAGAATTGGTGCATTTTACAATTACTTTTTGATTTTCTTTATCAGTCTGCAGCAGCACGTTAGACATAATGGAAATTGCACTTTTATTAGTGATAACTTCCTGAGCTACACTTAATACTCTAAGAATAGCATCTTTACTAGTTACAAATTTCATAGTTTTTATTTACTCCTTATCAATGATTTTCACGTTATATTGCTTGTATGTTTCCCTCGTTTTTACAAACTCAATAACATCATCCAGAAGAAAAGCAAAATATTTCTTTTTTCCGTTTTCGGACCTGGTAAATTCAGCAAAAGAAATTTGTTTATTTTTCTTTCCCTCGTATAAGATGCGGCTAACCTGTTCAATGTATACAGCATTTTTACAATGCGGCATCTTTTTAAACCACAATTTATGAAGCTCTGTTGTTTCATCGTTTATCATGTCTTTAAGTTCATAAGTTGTGTAATATTTCCTACCCTTATTTTCTATCATTTATTACCTCACTTAAATACCTGTAGAGCCAAAACCAGAATCACCACGATTTGTTTGTGAAAGTTTATCAACTACTTCAAAATAAACCGTTGGAGCCTGTCTAATTGCTAACTGACATATTCTATCGCCATTAGAAATAACAAAATCTTCACCAGAATTGTTTATGACATTAGCCATAAGTTCACCACGATAATTTTCATCACATGTACCAATTGCAACGTCAATATATTTACTTGTTAGTCCACTTCTAGGCCTTACAACAGCTTCATAATTAGCCGGTAATTCAAGCATAAAACCTAATGGTATTAATGCTCTTGTTCCTTTAGGAATCCAAACGGATTTACAAGTAATTCTTGCATAGCAATCTAAGCATGCATCACCCATTCTTTTATACTCTGGCTTTTTACCACCTTTCAAAACTTTAATTTTTACAATCATATTTCCCCCTATAATTACAAAATGCAAATTCCAATTATTGATAAGGCCAATAAAATAAAATCAAAAAATAAAGTTATAGTATCTTTCTTCGTCTTTTCAAGGTGATAAATAGTAAACAGCACTACAATACTTGATAAAACAATTGCAGCTATTACAAGACCTTTAATTTTGTAAATCCATCCAAAAATCAAAAATAATAATGCTAAAATATCCATATTTCCCCCTTTTTATTTACTAAAATTGTTTTTTGTGTTGTTATGAGGCAAATGGCAGAAAATTGTATGATCTATAAAGTCATAACAAACATATCCGCTGCAAAAACTTGATGTATTTCCATCAAAAGACACTTTTTTATCTGGAATAATAAATTGAATCTTTGGATTTACGAATTGAAACAAGTTACCGATTTCCTGATAGTTTATTGCCATCATATTCATCAGCAGCACAAACGGTTTTTTCAAGTCAAAAATAATACGTTCAAATATGTCTAATTTTGTACTAAACGGTGGATTAGACACGATAATATCAAACTGTTCCGGCTGATAATGAAAAAAGTCCTTATCATCATTTAGATGGCTTCTAACAACTTTGAATCCTCTTGATTTTAGAATTGTGTAGTATTTGCTTTCTTCTGTATCAAATGGCAACCAGATAATAGGCCTACGGCCATTTTTATTGATAAAATCTACTTCCCACTTTCCTAAATATGGAGCAATCATAGTAACCAAGATACTAGGTGTATAATATTCATCCTGAGCCTTAAATGCTTTCTTAAAACTTCTCTTTCCCATTTTTACACTCCGGCTTTTGTACAGAATTCTTCAAGCTGCTCTTTTGTAATTGTCTCTAATGGTTTCCAGGCAATAACTTTTTTTTGCTTCCATGAACAAGTAAAATCTTTTTCTTTGTCATACATTCCACCATCCACAAAGAAAAAACCATTTTGATAAGTTCCCCTGTAATAGTTATAGCCACCTTCAATACTAGTTCCGTAAAGAATAACCATAACATCATAGAACTTACCGTCATCAGCCGGTAAACTGTCTTTTACACTCTTGTATTCAAATTTGATTTCTGCCATTTCTTTAATCTCCAAAATTCAATAATCCTTGCTCTGTAAACTTTTTGAATCTTTCTTCCTGTTTATCAAAGTATGTTTTACTAAGTTCACAGGCCCAAAAATCAAAACCATATTCATAGGCCGCAATTCTGCTTGAACCACTTCCTAAATGACTGTCGAATATCTTGTCACCTTTTACAGCGAATCGACTTAACAAATACTTGTATAATTCAACCGGCTTTTGTGTAGGATGGATTTTCTTTTCACAATTAAAACCGCCGTTCATCTGCTTATAAAGTTTTGCCGGCTTATCGTAACTAGTCCATGCTATTTCAACCTGACTAAAGTTTTCCCAGGGCTGACACTTATCCCAAGCTACTACACATCTTGTAGGAGGCAGCTTGAAATAATTTCCACCCCATATAATTTGATTTTTACTAACACGGAATAATTCATTGAAATAGTTTTTATCCGGTGGAGTTTCATCCCATGTACAATCTGATTGATTCAATACTCTATTTTTCAATTTGCCGGATCCACCGTTTAACCTTTTCTTAGAGTTATATTTGCCATTAGAATAGCCCCCCCCCATACTCATTTTAGGAGCATTAATACCATAAGGCGGATCCACAATAGCAATATCGAAAAACTTATCTGGAATAGTTTTCATGTATTCCATACAATCCATGTTATAAACTTCACTAATCATTTTTCAGGACCTTAAAATCAACGTTTGTAAAGTTTTCAGCATCAAGAACATAATCGTCTTTTGCAGCCCTATAGTTACAATCAGCCATAATTAGAGCTTCATGCTCATTGTTTGCTTCAATTTCTACAGTTTTTTCAAGTGTTTCAGTTATCTGGACCTTATAAATCATATAATTAATTCCTTTAGTGTATACTATTTGTTTACACCTGATTAAGATATTAATATCTGTAATATACATTGTCAAGAAAAATGTATATAAATTGTTTACTTTTTTAGTATTTTTTACGATAATAGAAGTATGGAAAGCATAGATTACAAAGGAATTTATCAAAGAATACGATTAATGCTTGATAGTAGTAATTGCTCTGTTGTTGATTTAGCGAATTTTTTAGGGAAAACCAGACAAGTTGTGTATAAATGGCAATATGGATTAATGCATCCAACATTACCAGACTTACTAAAAATGGCTAATTTTTTCGGTGTACCACTTGAATATTTAATCTCAGGCAAAGAAGGCCCTATTGATGATGCTACAGCGGCCTTTCTTGTATCTACCAAAGACCTTACAGAAGAACAAAAAAAGATTATTTTTGCATCTATAAAGGCCCAAGTTGATATGTTTAAGAAAATGAATAAAGAAAATAAATAGACAATTCTATACTTATATATTATAATAATTTTATTAGGTGTTAGAGCCAATCTAAGCCGGCAATTTCTATTTTGAAGTTGCCGGCTTTTTTTTATTCTTTTTAATTCTGGGTGGAAAAAATGGGTGACGAAAAAAAGGATATGGAAATTTTATTAAACATTCAAAATATTTTAGGAACAGTAGTAGAAGCTACATCCTCAATTAAAAATGATATTGTAGAATTAAAACAAAGAGATTTACGTCAAAGTGAAGAACTTGAAAAGGCCTATGATAAAGCGAAGGCAAGACAGGATAGTATCAGGGATGACTTGCAGCATCAGATTGATAACGACCATCAACTTATAACAGATATAAAAAGTAGTATAGATTCACTCACACTAACCATATCCGGTGTAGTAGAACAATCAAAAAAAAATGCTGAACTAATGATTAAAGAACATTTAGAAAAGTATGATATAAAATTGAATGAATTAACAATTGCATTTAACAATCTTAAAGATGAAAAGAAAAACAAAGTTTTTTCATGGTGGGAAAAAATACTAGATAAATTATTCTGGGTAGTTATTGCTATTATTTTTGCTGCCGTTTTCAAATATCTTAATTTTACACCGCCAAAATTGCCTGTATAAAATCTAAATATAAAAGGAGATAAAAACTATGGGAGAATTTGCAAGTTACATTATCAAGGCTATTATTTCAGCCCTTGCCGGTGTTGGTTTAATGGAATGGTTGAAGAATTTCATTAAAACAGAAAAGACCTGGATTTATTCAATCATTATGCCTGTTATTGCTGTTGGTTGTTTCTGCAGCATTGAATATCTTCCTATCGGTGTTTTTGGTTCCATTATGACAATTGGAATTATGCAGATTAATTATCAGCTTTTAATCCAGGGAATCCAGAAAATTGTTAAATCGAAAATAAATAAAATCTCAGAATCGGAGGACTAAAATGAGTAATCTGATTAAAGATTTAAATAAAGATATTCAGCCTATGGCAAATAAAGCATACAAGGCCATGAATAATTCTGCAGCCTTAAAAAAACTAGGTGTAGAAAAAATTGTAATTGTTGAAACAAAAAGAGACTTAGCCGTTCAAATGGCTTATTATTCACGTTCCAGGATGAAGGATCCAAATGACGTAAAAGCTATGTATAAGGCAGCCGGACTATACGAACCTTCAATAAAAGAATGTAACACGGAAAACACTAAAACATTAAATTCTAATCATATTAAAGGAATTGCGATAGATTTTGCACCTTATAAGGATGGTAAAATCTGGTGGGATGCTCCTGTAACTGTCTGGAATGAAATGGGAAAAATCGGTAAAAAATACGGTTTTTCATGGGGAGGCGATTGGACCGATTGGAAAGATTATCCTCATTTTGAGAAGGTGTAATTTATGGAAATACTAAAAAAGATCTTAAAGGCTATCTGGACCGGAATTAAATATATTGCTGTTACTGTTTGTTTTGGAATAGCAGCAATTTTCTTGTTTAAGAAAAAAGATACAAAAAATGAACTTGATGAAGCTGAAAAAGCAAGAGAGGATAAAAAAAATGAGCTTGAAGAAAAAACTCCTGATGATATTGCTGCCGATAGTCCTAATCCTGACACTATCAGCGCAAACATCGAACGAGAACAAGAAGAACTTAGAAAACGAGTTAGGGATAGACTTAACAAAAACATACCAGGGAACGGAAGTTCAAGCAATAATTGATATTATCCTAGAAGAAGCTGATAAATCAATTGATACGGCCTATAAAGAAGGTTACAAACAGGCTACTGTTGAATTACAACCGGAAGTTGAATATTGGAAAGCAATGTATAATACAAGACGTAAAAACAGCTTTTCCGATAACCTAAAATGTTCTCTTTTAGGTTTTAGTGCCGGCCTTCTCCTTGGTGGATATGCCGGTATAACAATAGGTATTAGAGTTCCAATTAATTAAAGACTGAATTCAGAGTATTCTTATTCAAAAGCAAGTCATCAAGATGCTCTATAGCTTTTGATTTATCATAATACTCTGTCATTCTTTCATCCGTATGACCTACCATAAGTCTTAAATCATCACCGGAAATTTCACCACGCAAAAGTGAATTGTAAGTAAATCGTAATGAATGAATTGTAATATTTCTATCTTCACAATCAATTCCGGCCTTAGTCAAAACACATTTAAAATGTTCAAGTAAAAACCAGGTTGTTAAAGGTTTATCAGCATACATAAAAACATAATCGTTATCAGATTTATCTAGCCTGAGTAAATCAATCATTTTAACCGTTCTATCTGGTAAAACACTAACGCGCCATTTTTTATTATCATCAGTCCATTTTTTCAGCCGGTTCACTCTTTCATCATTAGAATCAATCATAGCATTAATTAAAATTGCATCCGGCCTTATAAACTGATTCCACTGTAAAGCCCTGATTTCACTACTTCTCATACCGGTAGATAATATTGTGTAAATAGCCGTAGCAAAAGAATAAATATCCTGTTCCCTTTCTGTAGACCTTACGCGCCATACATTTATTAAATTGTCGTAATCAGCCGGAAATAAGTGATTAATTTCTGTTATAGTAAGAATCCCTTTATCTTTAGTATTTCTCTTAAAATGTTTTACATGGATTTCATATTCAATTAATCCATCAGAATAAAGCTCACTTTCAATTTCATCTATAACAGCAAGAATATTATTTTTTACAGAGTTAGAGCAATCCATATCAATCAGCCAATTCTCGATTTGACCGGCCCTTATGTCATTTACTTTTATATCACCAAAAACAAAAAGGAATTTACTTAAATACAATCGTTTTTGATATAATGAGTTTTCCTGATACTTAAATCCTCTTGCAGCTTGTTTCCTTAAAAACCTTGAATCAAGATCATAAAATCCATTGCAATAATCATTAAATGTAACTGATTTTGTGGAAGTAGTAATTAAATCTTCATCTTTGAGATTTTCAATAAAGGCCTCAGCATCCCTTTTTAATAAACAAGGCTTTCCATTTTGGCCGCAAGACTTTCTAACCTGTTTTCCATCTTCATCATAATACCAGAAATACCAGGCTTTAATTTTCTTACCATTTCTGGTAATAGTACGTTGAAATAAGTGTTTTATCAT